TACTATGAAGATTTTATCGCAGAAGAATTAGTTCCTGTGAGCGCACTTTCAAACTTGATCAACGCTAAAACACTCTTGTCAAAAAGTGCCGCTGACTGCAGATCAATCTTGGAATCCACCTTTGGAACATGTTCCAATGCAGAGGTTTGTGAACGTTTTCCAGAGTTCTCCCCTCTTCTCCCACTGCTGGATGATGGCAGTGTTGATGAATTAAAATCAAAATTCAACACCATGTTGAACGGTAGACGCGGAAGGAATGGCACTAAAGGCTTGCTTGATATTCGCAAAGAGTTTCCAAGCCGCATTGATGAGGTGGAAAAGCAGAAAATTATCATTGATGAAGGCTTGATAAACAGTCAGATTACAGATATTGAAAGCAGACTAAAAGATAACCAGAGTAAACAAACTGATGTGCAAAAGGCGTTTGATGAGCAACGTACAATTCAGGCACAAATTTATAAGTTGAAGCAGGAACAATTAAAGGCCGCTGATGACGCTAATGCTGAAAACAGGAAAAGAATTGCCGATTTAGATGCTCAGATTATGGCAGCAAAGGAAGAACATTTCCTATCCAATAACAATTTAAACGCCAAGGAACATGAATTGTACCAGATTGACTCTGAAATTCGAGATCTTGAAACTAAGCGTTTGAAGCTTTCAAGTGACTGGAAAAGCAATAAAGATATGCAGTTTGATGAAAATTTGCTGATTTGCCCGTATTGCAAGCGTGAATACCCATCTGATCAACAGGATGAAATGCGAAAGCGTTTTGAAGAATCAAAGGAAGAAAAGTTGCAGGAAATCACAGACGATGGAATGAAATGTAAAGAAGCTATTGATGCTTTGCGCGAAAAGTTCAATGCTACAGATACAGAGCTTTCCACCCTTCGCGAAGAATCCAATAAAAAATCAGGAGTTGTCGATGATTTAATTGCGCAGAAAAAAGCTATATCCACTCTACCTCCAGTAGAGCCAGACGAAACGTCAAAAACCAGATCTGCAGAAATTAAAAAGCTTGAAAGCCAATTAGAAGCAAATACTGCAAATGCAACGTTTGCACAGCTCAAGGCAGAAGAAAATAATCTTCAGCATCAGTTATCAGGCTTAAAAGCAGAGCTTGCAAAAACCGAAATCAATGCCAAGATTGACGCAAGAGTTGCAGAGCTTAACATCGAGCGCCGAAAGAATGAGCAGCTAATTGCAGATACGCAGGCACAGCTTGACTTGCTCAAACGCTTCAATATCCGCAAGCATAAGCTTCTGGAAAGTAAAGTAAACGAGTATTTAGAGTACTGTCAAGTGAAATTTTTCAGACAGCTTGTGAATGGCGACCTAGAAGAAACGTGTGATTTCTGTGTAAACGGTGAACCATACGCTAGAAACCTTAATCACGGTGCAAAAATCTTAATCGAGACAGATGTTTGCAAGGCTTTTCAGAAGAAATACGCTACTACCCTTCCTATCATCGTAGATGACTCTGAATCTGTTGATAATTGGAAGATACCGGATATGGATAGGCAGCTTATTATTCTCAAAAGAACTGATTCTAAAGAGCTAACAATCAAGGAGTCATGATGTGATCCGTGAAATTACACAAACTTACCCAGTCTAAGCTTGATGATTACAAACTTAGAAGTAATTTCACGGACGATGAAGAGATAACATTTGATATGTTATCTAAAGGCAAATCTATCAGCGAAATAGCAACCCGGTTATCTGTGTCGACTAGGATGGTTGATCGCAGGATTGCCGATATAAAATCAAAAATCAACCAACTATAAATAATCCCCTGGTATTTATGATGCTAGGGGATTTTTACAACATTTTTTAACATTATTTTACTGTAAAGAAATGTCACACGTATAACCTCAAAGATATTTTTTATAACTTTTTAGTTCTAACTATTGACTTTTTAGTTCTAATAATGTATCCTATAACCAAGAAAGAAAAAAACATTATTTTACTGTAAAGAAATGTCAAATTGGGTTAAGAATTGTAAAATAATGTAATCACAAAGGAGGTTTCACAATGAAAGTAATATGCATTGCAAATCAAAAAGGTGGCATTGCAAAAACCACAACAGCCACTACACTTGCATCAATTTTAATGTCGCAAGGTAAGAAAGTTTTACTGGTTGACGCTGATCCGCAGGGCAACAGCACTGATACTTATAGAGCAGTGTCCAAAGATACGGCAACTCTCTACGATGTTATTTTAGACATTGAAGATCCACTTCCAATTGCGGAAGCTATTCAAAAAACAGAAATCGGTGACATAGTTGCGTCCGATCCAGAGCTGAAAACAGCAGATCAAAGATTCCCAAGTGACGGGAATGAGTATTTTAGACTAAAAGACGCTCTTTCTGAATTAAGTGGCTATGACTACGTTATTATTGATACAGCTCCGGCTGACAACAAATTACTTAAAAATTGTTTAATTGCTTCTGACAAGGTCATCATTCCTGTCACTGCAGACCGCTACGCTATTCAAGGTCTGTCGGAACTGAATAGAACCATCACGGGCGTAAAGAAAAGAAATAATCCTAACCTAGAGGTTGCAGGACTCTTGTTGGTGAAATATAAGAGTCGCCAGCTCCTCGCCCAGGAAGTTAAAGCTTCTTTGGAAGAGATTGCCAAGCAGCTCAACACAAAGGTCTTTTGCACAACTATTCGTGAAAGCATTGCTGTACAAAAGGCACAGGCAACCAGAACAACACTCATGAGATTTGACTCAAATTGTAACGCCGCCATTGATTATGCACAGTTCGCAAAAGAACTAATTAAGGAGTGATTATAGATGAGAAAGAAAGATAACACCACTACTACTTCTTTTGATGTGACAGCTGGCATTGATTTTACAGATACTAGCGAAACTGAAATTCCAAGTATCCAGCCGGTAGAAAAAAAGTCCGTATTTGTCCCTGCTCCAGTTGACCCAAGCAGGACTTACACACCCGGATATAATCCAACTCCGAAGATTGGTCCCAATGGTGGGTATGTAGGCCGCAGAGAAGTCCCTGCAGCTGAGCGCAAGATCCAATTCAGCATATCATGCACTGAATCACAAAAGGCAGCCTTTTCAGAAGCTGCTCGTAAGTCAGGCCGCACCCTAGCAGGATTTGCTTGCTTTGCCATCGAGGAATACATGCGGACACATGATCTATAATTTTCTACCTTATTTGACATTAGAAAAAGGTTTAATAATGTAAAGAGCTGTTAAAAATTGTTAAAAGGAGGATTTTATTATGGTAAGTAATGAGATTTATGAAAGAATAGTTGGCGTTAAGAATGCCATCGCAGAAGGAAAACTTGACGATGTGATATATGAACAGAATTGTAATATTGCAGAATCGTTACGGCGTTTACTATCCGCTAATAATATGAAAACAATTGATATTGTATCAGCATTAACTGTGTTTGCGAGTGGCGAGTTTACAATGGCATTTAATTACATTGACAAATTTGATTTGCCAACAACTGAATTATGCTGCAACATGTACAAACAAGTTAAAAAAGATTATTACAATGGATATGTAGATTTATTCATATGGCATACAGATAGCGACGATACATACGGCAGATATCACACGATACGAATATATAAGTCTGGACATATTACAGAATATAAGGTCAAATTAGAAAAGACATGGAGCAATGATTTTGAAATGTACTTAACACATTATGAGATTTATAATAAATCAAAAAATAGATCCTATTTACGTAATCAAAAAATAAAATTTTGGTAATTTTATCACAAGATAACTCTTTACTAAAATTAAAGAAAGGAGGCATTTTGTGGAACAAGTAAACTTGATACCGTTTTACGCTTGCGCTATCGCGTTTGCACGCCATATACGATTAGATTTAGAAAGCGAATATAGCAAGAATGCTGTAGCTTATTATAATGCTGCAAAGCAGAGCGAATATTACAATACTTTATTTTCGGAAGAGCTGTCTTTGCAAACAGAAGAAGCTTATAAAAAAGCACTCGGAATCGTCGAATATAGCTACACAGAAGATGAACAAGCACAGACTTCTTTGGATATTCTTTTCAAAAAGGGATACAGAAAGCTATACAACATTCTTAAAAGGCTTCCAAAAGACGAACCGCTTCATTTTGATAGTGTAATCGGAGAAGTCATTTATGCAAAGCTTGCAAAGTCAGATCATGTTTCGGACGATAATTTTAATGGCTATTTATTTGCAGGCTATTACTTTTTAAATATGTGGCCGCAAGAGTTAGTGCAAGAACGTAAAAAATGTGATGAATTACTTTGCTTTATTGCAAACTGCGGATACAATCCAGAACGCAGAATGCAAAAAGGCTTAAAGAAATATGACTGTGCTTTTCAGGAAAGAGCAAAATCATACATTAGTCAACTTCCAAAAGATTTATTTAAGCAGATCCAGTTAGCGCCAAAAGATGAGGAATTTGGATACACTACAGTGTTTGACATTGAGTCACTTTCAAGCGTTTCTATTTTTTCTGAATTACAGTTCACACATGAAGATCTGGAAGCACTAGCAATTGCTTATACGCACGGAAAAAGAGGAGGAATACGTGAGGATTTCCTGACTTATGCAAAATATACGAGCTATATATTAGCTATGTGTAAGGCATATAAGCAGTCTAAAGAATACTACTTCCAACACAATCGCGAAGACGTATATATTGAAGTAGAGAGCATTAAAAATGAATTGCTTCAAGCCAAATCTGCATTATCTGAATCTCAGGAACGCAGGATGTCTGAACAAAAAGCTTGTACTGAGCAGGTTCAGCGCTTATCTGATGAGATAAATCTACTCAAGCAGAAGAATGATGCACTAAAATCCGAACTGCAAAAGGTAGAGGGTGAACGTAGGGAACTTTATGCTTTACGAGAGCATATGTTTTCACTGGAATCTGATTCGGAAACCGAAATTGCAAATAAGCTATCTAAAGAGCAAATTCAGCAATTAAAAAACATTAGTGGTACAATTGTTGGAGGGCATCCAAACTTGATAAAGAAGCTTAAAACTTATCTTCCGGATTGGCAATATATCAGTGCAGGAAATGTCAGCACTGTGCGCAACGCTGCATTAAAAAAATCTGACTTTGTGTTCTTCGTAACTGCTCACCTGAGCCACAAACTGTATTATGCCATGATTGCACAGGCTCAAGATTGGAATGCAAAAATCGGATATTTGAGCCGTATAAATATAGATTATGCATTGCAAGAAATATATATATTAGTAAATAGCAGTATTTAACCTTATTTGACATTATTTTAGTGTAAAGAACTGTTAAATAAAGTAAAGAACTGCAGAAAGAAGGATATATATGAAGAAAGAATTTAATTTGCTTGATGAAAACTGGGTGCGTGTATTACTTCCAAATTATACTGTTAAAGAAGTTTCACTTAAAGAAGTTTTCACCCACAGTCATGAATACATGGATTTGGCAGGTGAAACAGATACTCAAAATGTCGCAATGATACGGCTACTTCTTGCAATTGCTCATTCCGGATTTGCAAGATTCAACTCAAACGGCGATGAGATTCCGCTTTTGAATAGGGATGAAGCAATCAGTCGTTGGAAAAGCTATTGGAGTCTCGGACATTTTCCAGAAGCATTTTTAAAATATTTAGAGGAATGTAGAGAACGTTTCTGGCTTTTTCATCCTGATGCCCCATTCTATCAGGCAAACGAAGCTAAAAAAGGAACTGCTTTTGGTGCTGCAAAGTTAAACGGAGAAATTTCTGAAAGCAACAACAAGGTACGAATTTTTGCAGCAAGAAGTGGAGAAGCAAAAATGCAACTAACATATGCAGAAGCGGCTAGATGGCTTCTTTTTATCAACGGGTATGACGATGTTTCTGTAAAGCCAAGTAGGGCAGGTTTGCCGTCAATCAGTATTGGATGGTTGGGGCAAAATACTATTGTTTACGCAATCGGGCGAAATCTTTTTGAAACACTTATGATGAACCTAGTTCCTTTACAGAATGGTAATGGGAAATTGTGGCCTAAGCCTTGCCCGATATGGGAATGCTCGCCACGATCCGATGAGCGCAAAAAGATTGATACACCTTCTAACCCAGCGGAATTATTCACGCACCAATCGCGCAGGATATTTCTCAAGCATGAAAACGGGATTGTAACCGGATTTAACGCATTAGGTGGGGAATTTTTTGATAAAGAACGTGTTGTAGCTGAAACCATGGCACTTTACATTTTAAACAGTAACAGTGCTAAACCACTTCGCTTATTTAACGATGTTCCATTGTGGCAACTACTCGACAAGATACTCTGCAACAATCAAGATACTGCTACATGGTTGCGCTTAATTGGAATTGGCAATGCAGGCTTTCAGACCTGTGGAATGGTGTATGATTCCAAGTTAATGAGGTTTGTTGATGAATGTTCAAAAAGATTTACAGCAAATCTCGATCCTAACTTTGCAGATTACATATCTGTAGGCATTGAATTGTGCCGTTATATCACAAATGAAATTGGTGTATTATCCTACAACATTCAGATGGCTAGTGGCAAGCAGAATCCGACTGAGCTTAAAAAATATGAGTTTTCTAGTAACCTGGATTTGATTTGGCTCAGATTTCTTTCATCAAGCGCCACCGAATTTGAATATTTTCTAAGAATGGTCAAGCAGTCTGCACTGGACTTTTCTAAATCTTTAATTGATAATGGATCCCCAACATCATTTAGAGGTCGAATAGTTACGGTGAATGGCACAGAAAAGTATTATTGTACACCAAAGGCCTATAATTCTTTTTTATATTATCTCAACCGATTAATTCCAGAGGAATCCAATAGTCTTAAAACTATAGAAGAGCATTTAAGCTCTTACAAGGCAGATCTTAAACCGAAGGAGGAAGGTGATTAAGTGGATTCAGAAAATAAAAACACGTTTTCAACCATCATAAAAACAATAATGTTTAAGAAAGAGATGGACGGCACTCAGCTTGCAAAACTATTAGGGTGTTCTCAATCTAATGTGTCCAAAAAGCTTAGATTAAATAATTTTAGAGAAAGTGATATACGCCAGATATCCGAAGCATTAGGATATGACGTTTCTATCAAACTCACATCAAAGGACACCGGAGAGGAATTGCAGATGTTGTAATAGTGTATTTTACATTTCTTTACATTATTTAACTTTATTTAACAATATTTGACATTTATTTACAGTAAAATATTCTTTGAAAGAGTTGTCAGTTTATCTGGCAGCTCTTTTTGTCGTTAATATGTCGTATCCCTGTCGTTTTTACATCTTATTTTTATGGCACAATACAGTCAGAATAAGAGGAAGGAAGGTGTGAATGATGTTTCCCGAATCATTTTTGACTAAAATATTTGAAAGACCAGATGTATGTATGATTCCAATGCAGTATCAATCAGCAATGATTCAAGCTATTGGAGAGGTCCTTGACGAGGAAGGAGTGATAATTGACGATGCCGATACCAAATCAGATGTATCAACCGTACAACCAACAGACAATGTATGGCCAATATAATAGTTATTACCCGTATCAATATCAGCAGCCGCGTTATGATCTGCAGCAAAACCAACCGCTTTTTAATCAACAGCAAAACATTCAGCCACAGCAGCAAGCTGGATTGAACGGAAAGGTCGTGCAAGCTGTCGAACAAATTACTGCGAACGATGTACCTATGGACGGCTCAGTTGCCGTATTCCCAAAGCAAGACATGTCAGAGATCTATACAAAATCATGGAATGCAGATGGAACCATTAGAACGATTGTATATAAGCCGTACACAGCTTCACAGCCAAATGCGGCGAATAGTTCAGCTGACATGTCCAAAATGAAAATGGGGCTGTCTGACGAGGCTACAGAGGCATTTATGGCAAGATTTGATAGCCTCGAAAAGAAGTTTGATGAACTGATGCCTAAGATAGCGCCTAAAAGACCCGGAGGCTTAAAGAAGGAGGCAAATGAGAATGAATAATCCATTTCAGCTATTTCAAGCCATGAGGAATCCACAGCAGTTTTTGCAGCAGATGGCTGGAAACAGCCAAGCTATGAGCAATCCTATTTTAAAAAATGCTATGGATATGGCAAATAAAGGTGATACAAAGGGTGTAGAACAATTAGCTCGCAACCTTTGCAAAGAAAAAGGGATAAATGTTGATGATGCAGTTCGCCAGATAAAAAATCAATTTGGAATGCAATAAAAACATGATACTAATTCTTGCGCAAGATTATGTATATAAAAAATATTACGGAGGTAAATAGTATGTTTAACTCAGGAAACTGTAGTGTACCATTAGTGGCTAGCATTGATGGTAACGGTAACAACAGCGGTGGCTGGGGCAACGACGGTTGGGGATGGATCTGGATCATTCTGATTTTTGCCATTTTCGGCTGGGGTAACGGCTTCGGCGGTTGGGGCAATAACGGTGGTGGCATGGGTTCTACCGCGGCAGCCTACACAGATAGCGCAATTCAGCGTGGTTTTGATCACCAAGCGATTGTTGGAAAGTTAGACGGAATCAACAATGGTATTTGTGATGGATTTTACGCAGTTAACAATAGCATGTTAACCGGATTCAATGGGATCAACACAAACATCATGCAGACTGGATATGGCATTCAGCAGGCTATCAACGCTGATACCGTAGCTAATATGCAAAATACAAATGCTCTGCAGGCACAGTTAGCTAACTGCTGCTGCGAGACACGCGAAGCTATTCAGGGTGTAAATTACAATATGGCAACTAACACTTGCGCATTGCAGAACACTATGAACAACAACACCAGAGATATTATTGACAACCAGAATGCAGGTGTGAGAAGCATCCTTGACTATCTTTGCCAGGACAAGATTGCTACCTTGCAGGCTGAGAACAATGATCTCCGCAGAGCTGCTTCGCAGGATCGCCAGAGTGCACTGCTTACCACAGCAATGGCTGCGCAGACCAATCAGATTATTGACGCTGTAAGACCTACTCCAGTACCGTCTTTCCCGGCATCTAATCTTTATGGCTATGCTTACGGATGCGGATGCAATAGCGGTTGCAGCTGCTGACAAAATTAAATATCGGTATCTTAACCAAAATGGTTATGTCTGCTAACTAACGCAGTATTACTATCAGCAAAGGGGCAGACTCAAAATAGAGCCTGTCCCTTATTTTAAGGAAAACACAATATGTAATTAAATCTATTGACAATAATGCTTTAATGTGTTTAAATATCCTCAAAGGAGGTATTATGAACACATCAAACATTACGAATTACAAACCAAAGGAATTTGCAGAACTGTTGGGTGTTTCTGTTAAGACCTTACAGCGGTGGGATCGAGAAGGAACGCTTACAGCAAATCGTACACCAACCAATAGGCGTTATTATACTTACAAACAGTATCTTGAATTTAAAGGGATAACAGAAGATGATGCACGCAAAGTTGTTCTTTATGCCAGAGTGTCTACAAAAAATCAAAAGGATGATTTACAAAACCAAACCGCATTTTTACGGCAGTTTTGCAATGCAAGAGGCATGATTGTAGATCAATGCATAGAAGAATATGGAAGTGGTCTTAATTACAACCGCAAGAAATGGAATGAATTATTGAATGAGGTGATGGAACAAAAAATCAAAACAATTGTGATAACGCATAGAGACCGTTTTGTTCGCTTTGGATATGACTGGTTTGAAAAATTCTGTACGAAATTTAATACAACAATTGTGGTAGTAAATAATGAATCATTATCACCGCAGGAGGAGCTTGTACAGGATATCGTTTCCATTCTTCATGCGTTTTCTTGTAGATTGTATGGACTTCGTAAGTATAAAAAACAAATAGAAGGAGATGAGGGACTTGCTAAAGAGCTTCAAGACGGAAATCAATCCTACACCGGAGCAGATAACGAAGATCAATAAGACGATTGGAACCTGCCGGTATCTATACAATTTTTATCTTTCTCATAACTTGAAACGTTATGAACAGGGAGAAAAATTCATGAGTGGAAAGTCCTTTAGCGTATGGATGAATAATGAATATCTGCCGACACATCCTGAATATTCATGGATAAAGGAAGTCAGTTCAAAGGCAGCAAAACATGCAGTTGAATGTGGATGCACCGCATTTACAAGATTTTTTAAACATCAGAGTGGATTTCCTAAATTCAAAAAGAAAGATATCTCAGATGTAAAGATGTACTTTGTAAAGAATAATCCTAAGGACTGCTATTGTGAGCGTCACCGAATTAACATTCCCACTCTTGGCTGGGTGAGACTAAAGGAAAAGGGATATCTGCCAACGACGAAAGATGGCTGGCGGATTCGAAGCGGAGCCGTTTCAAGAAAAGCGGGTCGATACTATGTATCCGTTTTAGTGGATATTCCAGATTTGCAGGTCAAATCGAAGGAAGATCAGACAGAAGGAATCGGAATTGATCTTGGACTAAAAGAATTTGCGGTTCTTTCAAATGGTAAAATCTATAAAAATATCAACAAAACAAGCCGAATCAAAAAGCTTGAAAAACAGTTGAGACGGGCGCAGCGCTGTCTGTCTCACAAATATGAGAATTTGAAGAAAGGAGAGTCTGCTCAAAAAGCAAATATACAAAAACAAAAGCTTAGGGTACAAAAACTTCATCAAAGAATCAATCAGATTCGAACCAATTACATCAATAAGACAATCGCAGAGATGGTGAAAACCAAACCATCACATATAACGATTGAAGATCTGAATGTAAAAGGTATGATGAAAAATCGACATCTTTCAAAGGCAGTGGCATCAGAGAAATTTTACGAATTTCGAGAAAAGCTCATGACGAAATGCCATGAAGAAGGAATTGAGTTAAGAGTAGTAAGCAGATGGTATCCGTCTTCAAGAAAATGTCATAGTTGCGGATGCGTCAGGAAAGATTTAAAGCTTTCAGATCGAATTTACAGATGCAGTTGTGGCTATGTAGAAGATCGTGATCGAAATGCGGCACTTAATTTGAAAGATGCAGAAACTTACGAAATTGCATAATTGAACGCAAGCGTAAGTATGTACCCGGGGCTATCTGGGGAATTAACGACTGTGGAGTGTACAAGAACTTGTGAGTAGACAGAACTTCGGTTCGTCAAAAGCATACACGATGAAGCAGTAAGTAGTGTTCGTGAGAACCTACAATTCTCAATATGAGTATATTTACACATATTTTGAGTAGCAGGTATCAAATGGCAGAATATGTTGCAGTCGCAACACAGGAAGTTGCGGCAAATGAAAATGTAACTTTTACAAACACATCTGTTAAGGGTTCAAACTGCATACAGCACCGTGAAGGCAGTGGGATCATTACTCTTAGAGGTCTTACGAATCAGTGTCAGGCACGGTTTTTTGTAAACTTCTCCGCGAATATAGCTCTTCCAGCCGGCGGAACTGCGGCTCCTATATCATTAGCCGTTGCTATCAGTGGTGAGCCAGTGTCTGCTTCCAAAATGATTTCAACACCAGCTGCAGTATCTCAATTTAACAATGTATCCTCAGGCATTTTTATCAGTGTTCCGCGTGGCTGCTGCGTAAATATTGCAGTTGAGAATACAAGTGGCGTTGCTATTGAGGTTGCCAATGCAAACCTTATAGTGAATAGAGTTGCTTGATTGGAGGTAGACTATGCATAAATGGGCTAAAGAGATTTTGGAATGTGTCAAAGAAAAAGCCAAAGCTATCGGAATTGATAATTTCGAAGGTCAGAATCTTGATGATTTAAAAGATTGGACCGAAATTGTTAAGAACATTGCTTGCTTTGACAAAGATTATCGCATCGTTGAGGCAATGGATAAGCTGCAAAACGATGACGAAATCATGGAAATGGTTGAGCAATACGGTGATTACCCGTCACGACGCTATTACGACCGCTACAGATATGCTAACGGCAGATTTGCCCCAAAGGGTAGAGGCACAAGGACCATAGGTAGACGTGGTTATGACGAGCCACCTTATTGGCACATGACACCAGAGATGTATTACGAATGGGCTGACATGCCAGAAGAGGAGCGTATGCGCGACCTTGATAGACTCCGCTTTGGGCGCATGTACTACTCTGACCCACGTAGAGGCGTCCAAATGCCGTCAGATAGTAGAAGCGTAGAAGATATGGGAATGAAGTCAGAAAGCCGATATGACCGTGCTAGAAGGTCATACAGTGAGACTAAGGACATGCACAAAGCTAACACCAAAGAAGACAATGACGCAAACATGCGAGGGCTTGAGTCCTTGCTGGCCGTCATTGACGAAGATCTTAAAGAGATCATGCCAGGGCTTTCAGCTTCCGAAAAAACTATGATGAAAACCAAAATGACAAACTGGGTGCAGCGTATATAATCAATGGTACAGCCGGGAGCAGATGCTCCCGGTTTTATTTCAATTGCGCACTTGCTATAAATGTGCTATAATGGGGGGTATCAAATGTTTTTTACAGTAAATAACAACACTTGGCAAGTTTGCTTTGTCAATCCTGGCGATCCGCAGTTGCAGCGCAGTGACGGAACATATACTCTCGGTGTAACCGACAACAATTTAAAGACCGTCTTTATGTGTAATGATCTGTCAAGCCAGATGATTGATAAAGTGCTGTGCCACGAATTAACACATGTTCACGCAATGGAATATGGATACTCTATCCCGATTGAAACAGAGGAAATTGTCGCAGACTTTATAAGCCTTTTTGGCAGGAGTATAGTAACTGTTGCAGATGAACTTATATATCAGCTTTTAGGAAACAATACAACTAGGTACTGTGCATAAAATAAAGATCACAGTACACGCACGACTTTAGGCAATGTGCCAGAAAGGGAGGCAGATGTACACAAAGATTCACACGCAAAAAGACGTTCTCCGTGAGCGATATCTTTATCAATCCGAACTTACTCCACTGGGATTTCCAAAACTGCTCCCAGTACATGCTGCTCTGAGTGGGCTTAATGCAGTATCATTTTGTGAGGCGGTGAAAGAAAAAAATCCGAAGAAGGCACTTTGCCACTTTTTTATTGATGATGCACGGTTCGAGCCATTATGGAATCAGCCGCAAAAGTATCTTCCGATGCTTGAAAATTTCAAATATGTCTGTGCTCCTGACTTCTCATTCTATGACTCTATGCCAAAGGTCATGCAGCTGCATCAAGTGTATAGAAGTCGTGCCCTGGCATGGTGGCTATTTATGAATGGCTGTAACGTCATCCCAACTGTAGGTTGGGGAAATGCAGAGACGTTTGATTTTTGCTTTGAAGGGCTGCCAGAAGAGAGTACGCTGGCAATCAGTACAAACGGCTGCTTTACCGATCAAGGTAAGGAGTGTTATCGACAGGGCTTCAAAGAAATGTGTTCCCGACTCCATCCCACAGAAATTTTAGTCGTTGGACGTCCAATTGATGTGGATGCAGATGTAAAGATCACGTATCAAGAATCATTTGGACAGCAGCTTACAAGAAAGTTGAGGGGATGACATGGGCAGTAGAAGTGGAAAAAAACACGAAATCAGCATAATAACCTATGTTGGCAGTTTGAAGCGCATCAGAACTGAGGAAACTGTCGGAAATATCACGGTCATAAGAACCGAATATAAACAGCAGAGACAGAAGCAGCGCCGTAAGAAAAGCCGATAGATTTTGACATTATTTTACTGTAAAATAATGTATAGTAATGTAAAGTAATGTAAAATACTGTCAAGAACTGTAAAATAATAGGGATAGATTTGATTCTATCCCTACTTTTTAGCTATACCTTAATATTATATCTTTTATTTTTGCATATACCATTTAAATGGATACGCAATTTCGTATTTTCGTGCCTTTTCTGTATCTTTATGTTCCTGTATCAAGTTATCAACTGTGTCGTCAATCACAAACCCATCTGCTATTTTTCCAAATTTATAGCCGAGGCATATTTGGATTCTATAATGCTTGTCTATTCTTGCTAATGTTTCCCATGCTTTTAACTCTTTATCAGGCATTTGCATTAAATACTCTCTCTCACAGTGACACGTAAATTCCACTATTGTCAGCATTAAGTTCTTTGTGCGTTCTGCATCTCTTTCTTTTTCTGTTTCTCCGTCTTCATCATCGTTAACAAATTTTTTATCTAATTCTTTTAAAAAATCAGGAATAAGTTCCTCATCTTCTAAATAGATTTTATCGACAGAATCAAAAAAATCTTTGTCTGGAATAGATTCTTCATCTCCTGGATAAACTTTATCAACAAAATCAAAAAACTCTTCAACTACAATTTTAACGGCCTTTTTGAGAGTCTCATTTTCCAAAGATATATAATTGCTGTACAAATCGCATGTTCTCTCCAGTAGCCACCCCCACTCTTCGCGCCCCCTTGGCCAATCATTTTTGGTAAGTGGCTTACACTGCGTTACTGCTTCTATTACTCGTTTCATTTTTCCTTCATTCATTCTTGTTTTCCTGCTCCCTTTTTTCTTTGTTGACTACGCTCTAACATCATGTACAACTGGTGAAAGATCTTGGACCCTGCTTCCTATTGCTATAGGTGGCAACCATCTGATCACAAGCTTTCTGTTTCCTGCCTTTTCACTCCCTATCCAGAAATGATGCCAGTGTGCACGGCGTACATGTGGAGTCTTTTTGCTTCCTGCGACAGAGGGTAGTGTATCAAGGTTTTGTTCATTCGCTTCTGTCTTGTTCTTGTATACATTGATTTCCCTAACGTTCCTTATTTCAGCTCCCACACGGTATCCTGCATCCAATACCTTGGGAATCTCCTTTGCACCAGAACGAGTATATTTCTTTCTTGCTTTCTTGTTTTCTTCATTCTCGACAATATCTACATTCTGTGATAATATAAACAGAATCATTTGTATTGTACTTTGAAATATTTCGCGATCTTTTCTATATGTTTCTTCAAATTTCTCTGAAAACTCCGGCAGCCCCACTCTTTTATAGTTATCAATTCCGCTGGAAATTGTATGGTCTATACATTTTTGTAATTTATCAGACGATAAGGTTAAAAAATAGCTCCTTGATTCAATTCTGTTTTCATCGTCATTAAAGAAAAGCCTTTCAATCCTTAATTCATATAATTTAAATTCAAAATCATAATTCAAATATGTAAACCTTGATTCGTCACCAACTTGAAGACATAAACATTTATATGGCAAATGAAGTAACATGTTTACCGGAACTTTTTCTATTCCTTCTGTTTCTTTTAATTCACTATAAAAATCTTCATCAAAGCGATAAATTACTTTTGATAAATCCCACGTTGCCACTGCTGAAATCAATCCTGCAGTGGCATTTCTAAGCCTTTTGAAATACTTCGCATCTGGCTCCCCCATGCGTACTTTTTGGATTTCTAGCAATATTTTATCATTAGGACAGTACACAATATTTTCGTCCCATTTCGCACCTTGAGCTTTAAAATCCTCAATCGCAGCTTTTACTTGATCAGCCAAATCAGGTTCAGCCTTTAAGAATCCTTTGTACAGTTCTAGTGCCAGGATTCGTTTATTCTCAACTTTTTTCTTTCTCTTCGCCATTTTGTCTCCTATTTTCTTCCAACGCCATTTTAACATCCTCTTCGGTCTTTTCAACTGGTAACTCTTCCAATCGCCAGCCCTTATAAGTATACACTGGCCTAGATCTCCGTGAAGACACACCACGTAAACTACTTGCAATTGCAGTAAAACCACCACGCACGCGTCCAGCTGCAATATTTTCTGGTACATCTTCATCAAAGAACCTTCGGCAATTTCTTCTAGCCCAATCCTTCAACGATACTGCTATATAACAATTTCCTAGAGGATCAATTAAAATCCACTTTTTAGCAGTTCTGTTTTGTGGTCCCGGTTGTCCTTCTGGCAAAGCATGAGCCACTTTAGTTGCTTCTTTTGCAAATCGTTCGCGAGCCGCTTTTACTAATTGACTTTTCTTTTGAGCTTCAATTAGAGCAGGCGGCATAGGTGTCCCCTTTGGCGTACACAAGCCGTGTTTCTTTCTTAATTGTGCCGCACATTTAGCAGAACAACATTGTTTTGTATCACTCGGATGCCAAATAAATGGCTTTCCACATATTACACAGTTGTGGTATTTACGTCTTCTTACGCATCCACATGTTACACATCTGTAAAAGTGAGATGCCTGCATTTCTTTTATATTTCCGCATTTTAAGCATTTCACTTTCCAAAGGCTTATTCTTTTTCCGGTGTTAGGACTAGCATATTTATTTTCGGAAGCTCCCAGCACCACCAAATCTCCGTGCCGTTCGCCTGTTAAATCTTTCTTTGTCATTGATAACTCCTTTTTCCTGTCAATATGCACTATTGCAAAATAACAGTACATATGCGTGTTTCAAATATTATACAAAAAGTTCTTGACTTTTTCAAGCCATTATGCTATTTTAAAAATGAAGAGGATGCTTCTTCCGGCTTCGGTCGTTATTCACAGGCAGCAAACCGTCTGTGTGGATTGAAATGAAATTATAATTGTACGCGCAAGTACAGAGGAGCGGCAAGCGTAACGCTTGCCGTTTTTTCATTCCTTAACAATTACGTTGACCGCAACAATACCACCCTTCTTAATCTGCTTAAACATGTTTTATATCTTCCTATCAAATACTGCCATAGTACAGTGCAACCACCATGCTGCCGAAAATCAACGCGTCAAGTAACAAGTCACCAATGCCCTTTGCTACTGCATCAAGCATTTTTTTCATGTTTTTTTTTCAATCGTTGCCTTGAATCCTCTTGACTTTTGACAGAGAATGGCACGCTCTGCACTGCTGCACATCTTCTTGATCTGCAGGCTTGATTCCCAGATTACCTTCATTTTATCACCCCTTTCCGTGTCACGCAACCTTTTCGATAGTAACAACCGCTAATGTCGGCGCTTCATATCTGAAAAAATCGGCTACATTTTTAAACTGTGAATCCATCACTGGGATATATTCGTCTGGGTAGATGTGAGCTGTAGAAAACTGAATGCAGCCCGGATTTTTTACGGATGCGTGCAGTATTCGTTGCTCTGTGTATGCCTTGCCGCCAATTTCGTGCTGCACTTCCCAGTGTGCCACCACACCTGGAGCCTTTACCGCCTCGAATACTCGCGCCCATGACACAATGGCCACAGCGTCAAGGCTTGCAATTTCTTTCTCAAGCTTCTCCAGCTCATCACCGTGAGCCTTGAAAAGCTTTATATGCAGCTCTCGCGGTGCTGCGCTGATAGATACCGTCTGTAAAATCATTGTTTTAACCTTTCTTTTAGTTTTCTTTTTTTGTTCCGGTTTTCCCCGGTAAAGTGTCCCCAGGTCGTGAACCTCGCCGCCTAAAGCGGAGAAACGCAAAACTCAAAATTCCTCGGCGTAGCTTTCAGCATCTGCCAGAGTCCGGCACAGCTTGCAAATATTACTATATTCACCATCTACAAAAATCTGCACACTGTAACCATAGCCGCGAAGTCTTGCCGGGTGAGTGTCGCCCAGCAAGACAATTTTTGTTGTGATCATCGCTTTCCTTTCTCTCTTTCAAGCCATTTTCCGGCCAATTCGCGTTCTTGCTCAGTTGCCTTTGCAATTTTTCCATCTGGATATACGCGGAAGGCGTGCCACTTGTAAACCCCTACAAAATATACAACGTCTTCCTCACTCATGCAGGCGTAAAAATCCTTGTACATGTCAGCACTGTAAAAATCAGCGCGTTCCTTGCCATACCTCAGAACCTCGCCTGCAGTCTTTAAAAACTTGCCGTTTCCTGCATAGCACCAGCCGCGGCCGCTGTCCTTCGTCCAGATCTGGACGTTATAGCGGAAACCGTGCGCCACAGCTGGGGCGTTCTCACTTAATTTAATAATGTGTAATGTTGTCATAACTTTTCCCTTTCTTGCCTGCCATCATCAGCGCCGGGAGGCAATCCCCAACGGACGCCCCAAGCCGGGGCGTTTCGGCTTAAATCTCTTCAATTCAACCCAACGCGTGCCGCGCTTAGCATAGGTTGTTTTTTCTTCTAAAATCTTGCCGCCGAAATCCTGGAGACTAGAAATATTTGGATATTTCTTAAAAAGCTTTCTGTAAGTTTTTGCTAACTCTGAATATAACATTGTTTTTTCCCTTTGCTTGATGTATAATCAAGCTACCTTTCTTTTTTTGATTGGTGCCGGTTGCGTTTGCTTGGTAGGTAGTGCAACCGGCTTTTTTTGTTTACACCCTTATTATATCACTTTTAAAAGTTATGTCAAGACTTTTTATAACTTTTTTTCGTTATATTTTTTCTTGACTTTTTGCCGTTAAAAAGTTACTATATATATGTAGCGATACACCAAGCACGAAAGGAGAGTACTACAAATATGATAAAGTTCAAATTTGACGTAGCCGGCGCACTGGCTACCGCAGGCGTTACAGCCTACACAGCGCAGAAAAGCGGCATTTTGTCGCAGGATACATGGCGAAAGATCAAGGCAGGGGATACGCATATAAGCCTTGAAGCTATCAATCGTATATGCTGCATTTTGCACATGCAGCCAGAGCATCTTATATACTATGCACCCGACCAGGCCGAAGAAGAAAAAATTTTAAAAAACTTTCAAAAAAAGTCTTGACATAGTAACTTTTTTAAGTTATACTAAAGGCACAAAGAGAGAAAGGAAGCCCCAAAGGGCAAAGGTAAAAAGATATGAAGAAGGAGCAGTATACAACAAAATTTTATGAGGACAACGGTGGCGGTATCCAGGCAGTGACACGCGATGAAAGCGGCAAGGTTGTAAACGTTCTCAGCGGTTTCGAGGCTGACCCAGGAACAGGGCTGTCAGTTCTGGCAGCAGCTCGCGAAAACTGGCCATATGCAGACCCGTTCGAGTCTTACCAGTGGGGCGGAAAGACTATGAAAGAAGTAGCAGAAGAGCTTGAGGAGATGGAGTATCACCCAGAAATGGGCGATTTGATCGCAGAGACAAAAGCAACGCCAGACCACTACACAGACGCCCAGTATATCGAGCGTGTTGAGTTTAACTGGAGCCACATGGGTGCAGCAGGGCATGAACTTTTTAAAGATTTAGACGTGCCGGAGGCTGTAGCATATCGCATCAAGTCTAGCAGAGAGTGGAACCCGGACGACTGCCGCCGCCTGTGTGAACTGGCCGACATGGCGGACGAGTACGACAGCGCCGACAGTGATACCGTAGAGGACGTAGTAAGTGCAGCAGCCGACAAGCTCGGTGTTGACATCTGGTAAATATCAAAGCACCCGCCCCGGAGGTTACGAGGGCAGAAAGGAAAATATGAGCGATAAAAAATTGTTTGAGTTAAAACCTGGCGATACATTCCAAGTGGGAGAATGTTTGTGCATCTTACTTGAGCATGGCAAAGGAGAGCTTGAAGGTACCACAAAGGTGCTAATCATTGAGAACACTTGGACCACTCAGCCGGTTATGATGGAGCAACCATTTGACGCGCATGAATCTAACTATAAGTTTTCCGAACTTAGAAAAGATATAGAATCATGGGACAACCAGGGATGGATTGAAGACCAAGTTGGAGCCGAAAATCTTGTAGAGCATACCGTAAGCTTAACAACGGTAGATGGACAAGACGACTACGGAGAGTTAACATGCAAGGTTCGCCCGATCACTTTTGATGAGGCCAGAAAGTATAACGATTTGATTGCCAGCTCTGACGATGACAGCAGAATTGAAGGTTATTGGACTTGCACTGCCTGGAGTGTACCACGTCGCAGCGGGGAGGATCGCGGAGATTTTGTTGCATCTGTTACTTACAACGGAATGATTGGAGAAAGCAACTCTTGGGATTGTTACGACGTGCGTTTAGTATGTATCCTCAAATCTGATATCAACGTGCGGATTGACTAACCAAAGCACCTGCCCGACAAGGTTAGAGCCGGGAGAAGGAAAGATATGAAGCGCGAAGACTTTAAAAAAATTATTAAGTTGCGCAGCTTTTGGAAGATAGATAAGCGCAAAGGAGATTATAAGCTGCCAAGCGGTGATAAGTTGTCAAAGTATATCAGAAAGCTTGTTATTTCTCAAATGCAGCTTGATAATCTGCTGATTGGCGAAAATGGCGATCTATTTCCAGGATCTGGGGGCACTGTAAACAAAGAGTTAAAGCAAATTAACGACTATACAATTTTTCATTTGGGTCCGGTTCCAAACGAGGTTTGCACGTGGGAGCAGATGGAGAAACGAATTGATCATTTAATTTTTGAAATGTTACACTAATCAAAAAGTGGAGCCACAAAGCTTCACTTTTTCTTTACCCATTTTCAGACATTCAGCCGTAAATTTTTAATTTGTGCAACTTACATTTTTAAAAATATTTAACTTGATTTACACCTCATATTGTTGTATTATGTAATCAAGCTACTATATATAGTATTTATATGTAGCCTAGATATGGATATATAGAGTATATAGCCCATGATCGGAAAAGATTCCAAGCCGTGCTAAAACACGGTGCTTCTTTTTCTGGTCGTGGGCTTTTTCTTTTCCCCAGGCCTACAGTTTTTCCGTGTCGCTTCCTTATATATAGTATATATATTTACTGTATATGTATATGGTATATATATTTAATATACTATCAGTGTATTTATATTATATTTACAATTATATGGTGTATATGTATATAATATCTATATATGTACAGTGTATATAGAGTATATATAATATATTGTCTGATAATATATATTATATGTACAGTATAGGTATATATGTACAGTATATATAAGGTGAGTATGTATAGATACAGTATGTATAAGGTATATGTATAGTATATCTCTATGTACTGTATATAGATATCTAGTAAGTAGGTATGTGTATAGTGTATCTAAGTATATACAGATACAGAGTGCAGGAGCTGACAGTTGACAACTGACAGATGATCAAGCCAGAGACAGCCAACAGGCGAGAGATACACAGACAGGCGGCTAGAGGGCATTTGAAGGGGAAAGGCTAAGGTTTAACCATATTTATTCACGACAAAAAGCTAGAAAGGAAGGAGGCGGCATAGAATGCCAAGAGGTGGAAAAAGAATGCCCAGTCTACAAGATGTAGCTGAGACTATGGAAGGGGATGAGCTAGACGCGATTTTGTCATCTGCCCTTGATCGCCCCAGAAGCCGCAGGTGTGGAGCACCACAAGCGTTCGAAAATAGCGAAGACGGGCTAGAAGAGTTTCAAGTAGCTTCACGCAGCTACTTTGCACAAGTCCGAGATATCAACCGAAGGGGCGAAATGCGGCTGATTCCTGACGTTGAATCATGGGCCACATATCTGGGTATCACAAGAAAAACTATTCTCAACTACGAAAAGCGCGGCGAAGACTGGCAAAATGCCATTGCATTTTACAAAGGCATCATCACAGCTTGCAAAAAGCAGCTTGCACTTGCTGGCAAAATGCCGCCAGTGCTTGCAATTTTTGATCTTACTAACAACTCCGACTATGTCAACGCATCGGAGTTCCGGTTATCAGCTGAGGCAGCACCGGAAGCCAAGCAGATAACGGCGGAAGAGTGGGAAAAAGTCATTGACGCAGAACCAGAAGCCCCTAAACTATCGGATTTTAAATTGTCTGACGATTTAAATTAAGATTGGTCAAGGTTTCTTGATCTGTGTTAATCTTCTAGTTGGTGTATAGTTCGTATAATGTTTGTTTTACGAACTTTTAGCGGCTAATGGTGCGTATACTCAGACCAAGGCAGCAAAACACTGTTGCTTTTGTATATACAAATGCGCACAATTTAGGTTTTGCCACCATAGGATCAAGAGCCGCGACCAGCTGCGCAGCTGCCAGATGATCACACAAAAAGGGGTGTAGGGGTCTGAGAGCGTGCCCCCGGCATGGGGCTACTTAGTCCCCAAAATATTTTTCCAAAATAAAAAGCCCCTTTTAACTCGTAACTACACATATGGCAAAGATAGGGAATCGCGACCTGAAAGCTGTGAGCCTTGACAGTTTCTTTGCCATAGCGCCAAGGCATAATATACTCAAACTATAAAATGAAAATATCAACCAAAGAAATAACCGATGAATGTCAGCATTGCGGTGACATACTGGTTTGCCAGTTGTGCCGTGAAGGACACGGAATCAATCGTGAACGAATAAACGTTACCCAAATGGTTACATGCCAGATAGAACACAAGAACAGGAGGTTATCTAATGAGAATCATTTCACAGTGTAAAACCAAATCTGTTGAGTTTTGTAACGTTGCTTTGCTGAGACGTGATGAAACTATCTTTGCAAGGACTGCAAACCAAGACATGGTACTTGCAGAGTATAAGACTCCAGCCAGAGCAGCCGAGGTATTTGAGGAATTAAATATTTCTGCTTCTAACTTCTCGGCATATATCTACTACATGCCGGAGGAATAAGTAATGAACGACACAAAGTTAGTTTTAGTTAAATTTATTGACGGCACAAGCAAAACAATAGAAGCTTATTATAATCCACAAGACGGATACTATGGATATCTAACCAAAAAAGAATTGTTTTACGTATCTTGCACTTCTAGCTTAAAAGCTTTCTTTCCTCGCGAGTTTGTTAAAGCAATATCCCCTTTGGATGAATAGGAGGAGTAATGGCAACAAAATTTGAGAATGCAACAACATGGTTACAAGGTGTTATTTCTGGATATCAAAAGCAGATCAACGATTTCTCAGCTGTGCCTAATCCAGATGCAAATAAAATAAAAGCATGTAAAGAACGTCAAGAGCTTTGTCAGTACATTTTGGACTTTATGGTTAAGGCTAAGCAGCAGGATGATGCAATGGCTGCTAAGTCAGGTCCTCAAAATGCCGCTGTAAAGCCACAGAATGCCCCACAATCAATTTCAACTCATTCAATGGCAAATACTATAGGTAAAGAACAGCTAGAGCAATTAGAGCTTGTTTTGGGGCTTGATGCTACAATCAGCGTTTGTAGAGCTGCTTTAATTTTGGAGCTTCCAGAATTTGGATCAAAAGAGGCACTTCTTGGAACACTTAAAGATTTTGCCTCAAAACGAAGCTAGGAGGATGTCTTATGAGAGTTTTCGTTTTAACCTTTGACTCCTATTTTGATTCCTACGGTTCTTCACTCGAATTGATTGGCGTCTTTCAGTCCAAAGATAAAGTAAAAGCCGCTATTGAGCAAACAAAAGTTAAATATAAAAAAACCATAAACGAATATCGCGACCATGCTAGATACTACGATGGAATGAGTGATTCTGAAATTGAAAAAGAAATCAGTGAACACTTTATCGTCAAGTCTGTCGAGGTTGACAAGGTGATTAACCGAAATTTAGGAGGATACGTGGAATGAGCCAGAATGAAAAAGTGCTTGTGAAAAAGATAAACTTTTCGTCACTAATCCTGATAGGCAAGCTTTTTGGGATTCATGTTTGTTTTGATAAACCGTGCAATAACTGGATAGTTGCTTCTTTTACCAAAACATTATTCGATGGCACTACAAAAGATTACAATTATAGATTTGATTGTTCCCTACTGGAAAAATATGACACTTACCATCTACAAGAGTTTTTTAAATATGTCTTTTTTGAAGAAATTTTGTACGCTTTTATTCAAGACGAAAAAGAGCGATTCTATGCGGTAGGTAATCATGATTAAACCATTGCGAGTTCTTGCACAATGATTGTGAATGCCTTATTAAAACATTCACACAGAAGCATGAACATAATTATCCTATGAAACATTTTGGTTCAATGGCACATTGAGGAGAAAAAGAGTAATGATTAAATTAGAACATGCTGTATTACCAAGCCCAGAACAAATAGAATTTGCTATTGAAGGTCTTCGAAATTCCTTCAATTCATGGTTTAAAAGTGATAGTCATTGGGGCTGTCTTCACCTCGGTGAAGAACGTGATTGTGATACCTGCGATAGTATCCAACCAGATAAATGTACATGGTCTCCACAATTTATAGTTGGCAAAGAAGATATGGCACTTATGCAACGTCTATCTTCATATGGCTCCGATCATCGCAAATTTATGCGTATGCTTCCGGTATGCATCAGAATTACAGCACCACTTTATTGGTGGAAAGAAGCAGACACGTACTCTGTAGGTACTTCAAAGAATAGCTGCAGCACCATGCATCGAATTGATGCCAAAGAATTTACATTAGATGATTTCTCAGCAGAGCATCTTATTGACTTTGAGAGCAGTGAATCTGATTTTCCAATATTTCACGGAGCAGAGCATTCACCAATCGGCCTGTTGAATCAGACAATCCGTATGCTTAATTTTTACAGGCAAAAATATCTTGCTACCAAGGAAAAGAAGTATTGGTGGCAACTAATTCAACTGCTACCGGATTCTTACAACCAGACTAGAAATGTAACGCTTAACTACGAAGTCCTTACAAACATCTATAAAGCACGCCGCAACCATAAACTGGACGAATGGCGAGATTTTTGCGACTGGATTGAAACATTGCCGTATAGTGATCTTATCACTGGAAAGGAAACGAAATGACATTTGACGAGTATCAGCGCGGTGTAATGAGAACCGCATCAGACGTAACAAAAGCAACAAAGGAAAACATGCTCATGAATGGTATCCTCGGTACTGCAGGTGAAGCAGGTGAGCTTGTTGATCTTCTTAAAAAGCAGATTTTTCAGGGGCATCCATTTGATAGAGAGCATCTTATCAAGGAGTGTGGCGATGTGCTGTATTATCTGGCACTTACTGCTGAGGCACTTGATACCTCTCTTGAGAATATTGCGATTAAAAACAACAAGAAGCTTTGGGAACGCTATCCTGACGGTTTTAAAGCCGAAAATTCACTTCATAGAAAGGAAGGAGATATTTAATGTTTGTTCTTATTCTCCGCGTTCTGGCATCTCTTTTCAACATCTTTATGCTGACTAGTATTATAGGATGGCTGAATGAGAAAAGATCCAGAGAAAGACTTGCCAGTGCTGTAGTACTTTCTACGTTCTTTATCATGAATCTTGTCTTGACAGCCAGTGGTCTGTGAGGATAAGATCACGCTGGGGTTATCGCCAAATGGTAAGGCACAGGATTTTGATTCCTGCACTGTTGGTTCGAGTCCAACTAGCCCTGTTGTGCCATTAGCTCAGTTGGAAGAGCACTTGACTTTTAATCAAGGCGTCGTGGGTTCGAGTCCCATATGGCACATACGGACCTTTAGCTCAATAGGTTAGGGCAGCTGCCTCATAAGCAGCCGGGTCTGGGTTCGAGTCCCAGAGGGTCCATATGCAGTTTGTAAACGATGTGGTTTTTTCTTTCTTTGTGAAATCCCTTTCTCTTTTCCCACAAAGTAGCAACTGCAACTCTCCGTGAGAATCAACCTGCGGACAAGTCAGCCGCAACCGTATAGGCGGTATTTGGGTAGATGCGCAGAATTGGTATTGCAGCAGACTGTAAATCTGTCGTCTTCGGACATGTAGGTTCAAGTCCTACTCTACCCACTTTTGCAATCGTCCCATAATGGTATTGGAACTCCCTGCTAAGGAGTCGGCCGTTTCTTCGGCTTGCAGGTTCAAGTCCTACCGATTGCGTTTTGCCGCGATGCTGCAATGGTACCAGGCCGATCTTGAAAATCGGTGATCTGTAACAGGACTGAGGGTTCGAATCCTTCTCGCGGCGCTCCAGTTGCCTAGGGTAGCTCCCGAAAAGCAGAACCTGTGACTGCCTGGCAACTGATTTGTAATCACAGGAATACATTATCGCACAGGAGGTAAAACAGATGTCAGAGAAGGCAAAAAAAGAAATAGTAATATCGGAGGGCAGAGATTTTAAAGGAATCTGGATTCCAGAACGTCTTTATTTATCACCAGATTTAAGTCCTAGGGAGAAATTCTTGTTAATTGAGATATACAGCCTTACTCAAAAAAACAAAGGCTGTTTTGCTTCTAATAAACATTTTGCCAACTTCATTGGCTTGAAAGAAAATAGTATCCAAAAGATGCTTTTAAAATTTGAACAACTGGGATTGATTGAAAGAATCTTTGAATACAAAGAAAACACTAAAGAAATCGACAAGCGAATCATTATCCTCACTCAGAAATTTTTTGATTCTTTTGTCAATGAAAAATCTATTTCTTCTAACATGGAAAAAAATCCATGTGGGGGTATGGAGAAAAATCAACAGGGTGGGGTTGAAAAAAGTCCACAGATAAGTAATACAATAGATATTAAGTATAACAGTAGTTTAAGTGATACAGATAAAGAACATGCTCTATTATCAACTAAAGTTGACAATAGAGATAAATACATGGTTTCGCGCACTAAAAGTGCTCAAAACTCAGGTGGCAAGCCCCAAAAGAAAGAACCTGCTGTTGATCCAGATGATTTTATCAAATCTAAGGAACCAGTTCTTAAAGATGAGCTTCACAGACTGTACTCAAACAATCCCAGAAACATCTTTACTACAGAGCAACAGGAAAATGACTGGGTTGACAAGGAATATAACAGCCTGACTGCTATTATTTTTGAGTTTAACCACCAATACAAAGCATCTACAGGCTTTGACGCCAAGAATCTATCAGACGAGAGCCTTAAACGAGTTGCAAGAAGCTACATCAAGTCTCCAGAATCCTTAAAGGATGACTATGATGACCTTGAAAGCAACAAGGTTTTGATTGAAGAGTATCTAAAAACTGATTACGGCAGCAAACATGGAGTGATTGTAAAGAGTTTATCGCACTACATGTCTGGCAGCATCCGAGAAATGCTGTTCTATAAACACTTGTTCTAACTTACCAACACACATTTGCTAGCTATATACACGTACATTATGCTAGCTATATATGTACGTTGATACAAGTATACATGTGCACTAGGAGGTGCAAATGCAGAATATAGAAATCAACTTTGGGGTTCGTCCATGTATTGTAACTCAAAATGGCGAAGAAAAGAAAGCGTTATTCCATATGTGGGAAAATTTTGCAAAGCCTGTTGCAGCGGATTTGTATATTGGCGGTTGCCCTGAGGGACAAATGAGCATGATATTTGGGCTTGTAGAGTATGATGATGGCACGATGGGCGAGGTAAATCCGAGCCAGATTCGATTCGTTGACAATAAGATCAAAGACTATGCTTTTGATGATAAGGAGGATCATGTTACCAAAATTTAAATTTGAATCTGTCCCTGAATGGGTTGAAACAAAAGATGGTAAAAGGTATTTTTTAAAAAATCCATCCAAACTTCTGAAATTGCCTACATCCTTTGTGAATAAATGAATACTAAACAAGTCCTGGTATCTCGTGATCGGTGACTGGGTTATCATTAACTGCTACGGAGGAATTGAGCAAAGATGTCTTGAGGAGGTTACCCAAAATGAGTAAGCATAAAAAACCTATAAGTTTGGACTGGAGCATGAGAGTCGAGATAGGCAGTGAATTAGATTTGCTGCTCAGAAAATGTTCTCCTAATGACATTCCTAAAGCGAAAAATACATCCCACAAGCATTTCTTTATTTGTGATGACTTAGATTGGGCGAACATTAGACTTGAGGAGGAATTGAATCATGGTGAAATATAGACCACACAGAGGAGCATTATGCGACGCAATGGCAGAAATGAGAATCTTTGATTCTGTCGAAGATATGTTCCACTACATTGTCGAAGACTGGAAAGCATATGGAAATCCATTTGATATTGGAGATTTAACCATAACGTGTGATGAAGGAAAAGACGAGCGCATTAACTGGAAAGAAGGCAGATATGTCTGCACTAGACGAATGCGAGAAAAGATTTTTGACACACCGCAGTGTATTGGAATGTGTTCGATTGAATTGTAGAACGGAGATAATAACATGATGATTGCAAATAAAGTAAATGTAATGGGACAGGAATACCAAATTGTAAAAGCAAGCCGTGACCAGTATAAGCAATGCAATATCGCGGACGGATGGTGCGACGCTTACGGCAAGAAGATTTACTATGTAGACCCTAATACAGATCCAGAACATGATTCAGTGGCGACATCGTCAGAAGAACTTGTAAAACATATTTTACAGCACGAAATTGTCCATGCGTTTCTCATTGAATCGGGACTTGCAATTAGCTCATTAGTTACTTCTGGTGCATGGGCTATGAATGAAGAAATGGTTGATTGGATTGCATGGAACGGAGAGAAATTGCACAAAGCATGGAAGGAGGTAGGGCTAGTTGATTAAAGATGATTTACAAACAAAAGTTGTGGAACAAGCCGCCCTTATAGCGGCGGCACTCAAAAAAGGTAAAGACGTTGAGGTAAGGCGAACTGCAGCCGGAATCAGCGTTGCCGAGGTTAGCAAGAAGGTTGTGTACCGATGACTGTTGACTATATGAAAAATATTGATTGTCTTATTGGCATGAAAGATATTCCGGATAAATCTATTGATATCATCTGCACAGATCTTCCATATGGGATTACAAGAAATAAATGGGATACTCCAATTCCGTTTGATGACTTATGGGGGGGGCATTAACCGCATAATCAAAGACAATGGTGCAATTATCCTCTTTGCATCTGGTATGTTCACGGCAGACTTGATGAAAAGCAATTGCAAAATGTGGCACTATAATTTGATTTATGAAAAAGCAAATGCATCTGGATTTCTCAATGCGAACCGTATGCCACTTAGAGCGCATGAAGATATTTGCGTGTTCTATAAGCGTTTGCCAACATACAATCCACAAATGAAAAATGGTATGCCTGTTAAACGGGTTCGAAAAACTCAGAAAGCAACATCAAAATGCTACGGAAATTATACGCCAACTGACTATGAAAGTACACAACGATATCCAAGATCTGTGTGGAGATTTTCAAATGAAAACGGATATCATCAGACACAAAAGCCAGTTAAACTAATCGAAGAATTGATTAAGACATATAGCAACCCCAATGATACAGTACTTGATATCTGCGCTGGAAGCATGACAGCAGCAATAGCAGCTGTGAATACTGGCCGTCATTACATTTGTTTTGAAAAAGACCCCGATATTTTTTCAAATGGCGTAAAAAGATTTAACGAATCAACCAATGGAGGACATGGACAATGAAATTAAAAAGACTAATTGTTACCCTTGTAACCGCAGCAATGTTTTCTAGCGCAGCCATTGGCTGCGGCACTGAAGCTAATAAGGTAAGCGCTAATATTTCTGCGCAAGCAGACAATTTTAATATTACCAGGAAGCTTACTGTTCTGAACGCAAGAACCGACACAGTTCTTCTGGAGCTGACTGGAACATTTGCATTAAAGAACAATTCATCAAATGAACTCGAAGTCATTATTGAGACTGCCGAAGGCAAATACCAGAAAGATTATGTATATCTGAATGACTACACCATGTACGTTGTCGAGGATATCTCTGGTTCGGAGGTAGACAAGTACCACTATGAAATCAACTTCTTGCCAGAATGGGGATTTAAGGCAACTCATCATGAGTAAACTTTACGTTTACATAGTAAACATATGTAATACATTTGATTTTAAAGGACCATAACAAGAGTTTGGAAATGAATTTTGCCGTGCTAAAGTGCGGAAAACTTAGAAAACGGTCGCCAAACACTTAGGAAAGGAGAAAAATCTTTTATGACATACGAAGACGCCTTAAAAGCTTCAAAAAATGGTCTAAATGTAATGATATGGACAGGAGAGGAGTATCTGCGCCTAGAAGAAGCAAAAGAATTTCTGAATTGTTCTTCTCATGTAATTCGAAGTAGTGAAGAATACAAAGGATACAAAAAGTTTTGCGAAGCCATTCAAAGCGATAAATGGAGTACTTATACAGAAATAGATCTTAGATGGGAACTTAGAAATTATCGAAAGCGTTTTGAACGTCTGAGTCACATACAAGATGATTTTTTAAAAGAACTACTCGGCAGCAATTATACAGCCCGGTATTCCAGTGAGCAAATGATCGTTGCCGATGCATTCAACACTCTTTATAGCCTAAAACGCAATCAAAAAATATTTATGCTTACAACTATTGTATTTTTAACGACAACAATTATAGCCTTAATAGTTTAAAGGAGGATTCTATGGAAATTTTAACACCTACTTACACATATGAAGAACTTACAGGTGCTACACGCTTGCTGGAAAATATGTGTGATAATTGCATTAAAAAGGACACCGATACTTACGATGATCCAGACAGGGAAAGAAAATACGAAGCACTGAATATTGCAATTGATGCCATCAAAAAACTGCCAGTAAAAAAGAAGGCTATGCTTTCGCAGCCAATGGCTGGCAAAACTGATGAGGAAATTGTTGCAACAAGAGAAAAGGCTGTTGCAGCTTTAGAGGCGAAGGGCTATGAAATCGTAAACACTCTTTTTACAGACGAGTGGTACAGCAACGAGTCGATGAAGGAACGCGGTGTTGTACAGATTCCGCTCTGTTTCTTAGCAAAGTCTCTGGAGAACATGAGCCTGCGCCATGCTGCATATTTCTGTAAAGGATGGGAAAATGCTCGTGGATGCCGTATCGAACATGATGCGGCAGTTGCGTATGGGCTAGATATCATCTACGAGGAGGATTAAGCACCATGGATTTCAGAGCTGCATTTTCCAATATGAAAAAAGGCATTCCAATGAAAAGAAAGAAATGGAATGAAGTCTGGTACTACGACAAATCAAAGAAAACCTTAATAGCGAAACACGATTCAGGAAAGCTTGAAGAACTTTTCAACATTCCTGACACTGCTGATATGACTTATATTTTTATGGGAGTACTTGCAGAAGACTGGGAAATTGCAAATAATTCTAGTGAATCGCAAACAGCTAACGGAAAACAATTATTCACATTTAGCAAAGCGCTAGATTTACTAAAGCAAGGTTATAAAGTCGCCCGAATGTGTTGGTATGGAAGCGGACGTTTTGTTTTATATCGCAAAGGCTTACCAGCCGGTCATCCCTGTGATAAAGGTACAGTGGATGCGTATTTAGAAGTTGATAACGGAGAAGGGCTTCTTAATTGTGATCCATATCTTCAGATGCGTTATATTGATGGTTCACTTGCAATGTATCTCCCAAGTGTGGAAGATCTTTTAGCAGAAGATTGGTATATTGAATAAAAATGATGGGAGGAAAATGGAAAATCTAAAATATTGTGCTCCACAAAGCAACTTAGCCGATGGTATACAAAAGCTACCTGCTGAAAAAATTCAATTTCGATATTTTCCAACAGGAATAGAATCAGAGAAGTCGGACTATTACAAGCTAGCTTGTTTATATATGGGGCTTACAGAAATGCACGACAGAAGCTTGACTGATGAAAGAAGCCGCTTTGATAATACTGAGGCATTTGTTGGTAACCAACATATATATCATCTTAGCCAAGTATACAGTTGTTATGTTCGAAAGTCTATAATAAATACTTATTTTGTGATGTGGAGCGATGTCCGAGAAGAAATAAAGAAACATCGCTGTTACTCTGCTCAACAATGGGTAGATGAATATGAAAGAATATGGAATAAACACGGAGGAAATTAAATGGTTAGAGTAGGATCGGCAAGGATTGACGAGAACGGAAAATTGAAGGGTGGACAGCCAGGTGACCAGACAGGACTTGAAGTGGCGATTGAGCCATGGTATCTGCACGATAAGGGTTGGGTTATAATCCGCGCGAAGGACGCAAATATCCGTGAGCGTATCGCAATCTGCATGGAAGCAGCGTGCGCCAACAATTTGATTGGTTACAATCAGGACGGATCATGGGAATTATACGACAAATCAAAGCAGTATGGATGGGATTGCTCAAAGGTAAATGTTACTGCAAATACGGATTGCAGCAGCCTTGTTCGTACATGCGTTGCGTTTGCAGCACAGAGGGAGATTGAGTGGTTTTCAACCCTAATAGAAGTTAAAATTTTGAACAAAACAAAACTGTTTGATATCTTGACAGATGCAAAGTATACCAATTCCTCAGATTACCTATTGCGAGGAGATATTCTTTGTACCTGCACACAAGGTCACACAGTAGTTGTCCTTGACAATGGCGCAAAGGTTGGACAATCTGGTAGCCAACCACCTCAGAACAGCACAGAAGGCAATACAAGCTTTTGTGGCAAGGGTATTGGAACAGCAGTTGCGCTCACACCTATGAACATCCGCACAGGGGCAGATACATCTGCAAAGAAGCTTGATACAATTAAGATTTCTGTAGCTGTAGAAGTGCTTGAAATCACCGCTTCTGGTTGGTATAAGATTGTATGGCCCGGCGCTTCATGCGGATATGCCTTTACAAAGGCAGGAAGTGGCTATTACAGCTATTCTCCAAATACCAACGCACAAGTTATAAACTTAGGCGATAAAGTCCAATTCACAGGCAATAAACAGTATATGTCGGCATGGTCCGACAGACCAATCACTGCAGTTCCAGAGGTTGCAACTGTAACAGGTATTTGTGAGAGTGGCAAGCATCAGTATCACATCATAGGCGATAACGTCTACGGTTGGGTAAACAAAGAAGACATAGTAAGAAAATAATTAAAACGGCATAATCAAAATGGTGATTATGTAACAGCCAAAATGGAGGCTCTTCTTTAAGTGTTAAGAAAGGAGGAGCCTCTTTTTTGTTAGAGTTAAGACAGCACAAAGAACGTGTGAAGAATATACAGCGCCAGATCATCATGCAGCCTACATACAGTCAGCTCAACACCTTATGTGGCGGAGCAAGACTGATTCTGCTTGATGCCAACGAGTTTATACCAAATCGCGATTTTAAGAATCTTGATGCGTATAGAGGGTATGGCGACCATGTAAATAGCTATGTCCGATGGTACTGCAATCGTAACAGAAAAGTAGAGGGTGACGAGTGGGACAAACTGTATTGGCAGACCTATCTGAATGGTGCGAGAGCAAGAATATTCAACGACTACTTACTGTTTTTGGAGCACAAGCGCGAACCTCGAAAGATGTTCTACAAGCCCAAAATTAAACAGTTTGAGAAGTTCCAACTTATAGAATCTTATCAAGGTATGCTTGATGATAAGTACGACATTCTGTGTATATCCATGCCGCCCGGAACAGGCAAGGCACAGCCATTATATTCAAAGGTACTTACTCCGAACGGTTTTGTTCAGATGGGTGATTTAAAGGTTGGCGACAAAGTATTTGCTGCAAATGGCAATGAATCAACCGTAACTGGAATCTTTCCCCAAGGTTTACGTAAAATTTACGAAATAACGCTTGAAAACGGTTATAAATGTAGAGCATCTGATAATCATTTATGGTTATCAGTTTACGAAACTTCACTTGGAGTTTTTGGATGTCAAAAAGTTGTAGAGACTTCAAGAATGCTTTACAAACCAACTCACTTTTACATACCTTGCATTTCTAGTGAAAACTTCAACCATTTTGAATACTGCAGAATAAAATCAATTAAATATGTCGGGCTTGATGAATGCCAGTGTATATATATTGATGATCCGTCACATTTATATGTCACTGACGATTATATTGTTACGCATAACACAACCCTACTCAAGTTCTTTCATTCAGCCGTAATTGGTTGGTTCCCAGACGATTACAGTCTGTTCTATTCGCACTCAGGCGATATTACACGAATGTATTACGATGGTGTCTATCAAATGGTTGATGATGCGCTTGAATACGCTTGGCATGATATCTTCCCAGATCTAAAAATCACATCTACAAATGCATTGATGCAACAATTTAATGTTGGAAAATATAAGCCATTTCCATCTTTGCAAACAACATCTGTAGGCGCGAAGAGTGCCGGAAAAGTTCGTGCAAGCAAATTTTTACTTACCGATGATATGATAGGTAGCCTAGAAGAAGCCTTGAACAAGAACTACCTCGACAAGATGTGGGGAGCTTATACTGTAGATGCATTGCAGCGAAAAACAGTTGATAGCAATAATAATCCCTGCAAAGAGATCATGCAAGCAACACGTTGGTCAACTCAAGATGTTATTGGAAGGCTGATAGATATATACGATGGAAACAACCGCGTAAGGGTTATTTCTATTCCTGCCACAGACCCGGAGACAGGCGACAGCAACTTTGACTATGCAATAGGTGGCTTTACAAAGGAGTTCTTTGCAAAGCAAGCGCTGTTGATGGATGATGTGTCATACAACTGTCTTTACATGCAACAGCCAGTCGAAAGAGAAGGACTGCTGTTTCCAGAAGAAAAAATCATGCGATACAAGGAACTTCCGACCTCAAAAATTGAACGTATCACTGCTCAAGCTGATACAAAATCAACAGGTACTGATTTCTTCGTTCTTCCAGTACTTATAAAGTACGAAGGAAAAGATTTGTATTACTGCGTAGACTGTGTGTGCAGCAATTCTTCTGATTATGAAGCTCAGTATGAAAATTCCGCAAATCTCCTTGCTGACAACAAGGTTGAAGATTGCGAGTTTGAGGGTAATAGTGGTGGAGACCGTGTTTCTCTGGAAGTTGATAAACGCGTCCTTGAAAAAGGTTGGATTTGTAACATATCATCCCGAATGACTGAAACAAACAAAGAAGCGAGAATATATCAGTGTTCGAACTGGATATTGCAGCACGTTGTCTTTAAAGACAAAAAACTCTATACACCAAAAGAGCCATACGGTGTAATGATGTCTCTTTTGGCTCAGTATTCCACCAGTGGAAAAAAACAGCTTGATGATGTACCGGATACGTTTGCAAACTTCGCATTACGCATACAGCGCAGAAAACCAAGACCAACAAGAATCATTAACAGCATCTATTAAGATTGGAGACATGTATGGATACAAAACACTATCTTTCACAAATTAGCGTACTTGATCTTAAAATATCAAACAAGATCTATGAAAAAACACAGTTAAAAAATATGCTTTGTTCGGTTCCGAGTTGTGTAAAAGATGTCAATGTGCAAACTGGACATGCCACAGACAAGACTGCATCTACGATTTGTAAGTTGGTAGATATGGAACGCGAGATTGATTCAATGATTGATTCTTTTGTAGACTTAAAATCTAAAATCATTGCTCAAATGGAGCAGCTTGAGTTCAAGTATTATAATATACTGTTTAAACGTTACGTTGCACAGCAACAATGGTGCGAAATAGTAGATGAGTTACATTTTACACAACGACATGTTTTTAAGCTCCACAAAGAAGCATTAAACGAATTTGAGAAAAAGTTTGGGAGTGAATATCTGAACCAATAAAAAATAGCAGGGGAAGCAAAATTCTCCTGCTATTGATGTTTCAGCAACTTTGATTTTCCTGAAATTCCTTTAAATCGCTTTTTAACTTATCCATAATTTTGTCTGTATAGTTGTTATCCTGACGCTCTGTAAAGTTCTGGAATACTTGAGTGCCTCTAGCAACTGCCTGTGATGATTGTTTTGCTTTCGATGATACATCTCCTTGTATAAGCTTTCGCAAATACAAAAATCGGCTACGAATCGGCTTTTGTTCATTCCTGCGCTTAATTTCAGCAGCTTTCTGTGCTATATACTGGTAGTAAGCCTTTTCCAGATCTTCCTTTTGGCAACTTGGCAGCTTATGAACTGGTACTGTTACGAGTAGCGTCTGTATCTCTTCTAGCTGTGCCTGTGATAGTTTCCATTCATCCAATGCACTTTCCCAGAGCGGACGATCTAGTGTATCTTCCTTCGGCACTGGCGCTTCTGGAATTTGCACTTCCAATATAGGTAATGTTTCGACTTCAAATCTTATACCAACTACCGTTCGCCCTTTCTTAATGGGTTCATATGTATACCGGCATTCAGTTTTTTCATCCATTTCTTTCTGAACACGTTTCAATATCTTTTGATTAAAGAACTTGTATTCTTTATACAGTTCCTCTTTATCACAATCAAGTATTTGCCTTAATTCATCAAGCTGTACTTCCCAATTTTTTCGAAAACGGTTTTGCTCAAGATACGTAAACATGATATAAGTGTAACGGCTTGTGAGTAATGTTATGCAGCGCAGCTTATACCGAAGATATCCGAGGTTTTCAATATTAAAAAAATACTTCATTGCTTTTTGAGAACACTCTAGCTTTACTTGCCACAGACCGTAATCATCTTGTTCTGCCGTTGCTTCTTCAAATAACGTCACCAATCTAAAACCTTGTTTTTCACTATCATCTTGCACTTCTATTACATTTCCCATAAGATGCTTTAATCTTGCCTTGAGGTCTTGATTGTTGATTTTTTTTACTCCTAGAATCTTTTCAAGCTCACCTTTTTCAAATACCACAACTCGTTTCTCTGGCTTGTGACTATCTATGCGCGATAGGTATGTATCGAGTATTTTAAATTCTGCAAGCGATAGCTCAGAACGCCACAGGGAAAACAGCGGTAAACTTTTTTGGACAGTAAGTTTGTCTCCATTTCCTAAACTGGTTATTGGCCCAATCTTTTTTCCAGCCATGTGTAAAACCTCTCTTTCTCTACTTTTATGTTTATTATAGCACCATAAGTTACCATTGTAAATATAAAATTGTTACCTTTTTATATTTTATGGAATTTCTTGGTTACTCATGTGGAATTTCTTGGTTACTCATGTGGAATTTCTTGGTTACTCATGTGGAATTTCTTGGTTACTCATGTGGAATTTCTTGGTTACCTATGCATATCAAAAAGCTAGCATTTATGCGGCCTTCAGAACTCCCGTAATCAAGAGAGTAATCAAGAAAGTAATCAAGAGAGTAATCAAGCTATCAATCAAGGAAAGCATTGGTAGACAGATAAAAAACAATTCAATATTAACTATGACATTTTAATTGGAATTTCGTGGTTACCTATGACACTAAAACCTATCATTTAATATCACTAAATGACACAAGATATCATCTTGAATACATGCTATTACTATGATACTCTCAACAATAGAAAAGTACGAAATAAAGTTAATTGCGCCATACATATGTAAGGCGCTTTTTTATTACTCAAAAAGGAGATAACTATGTTAACGATTAGAAGCAAGAGTATATCACTGTCAGGAGACAGCACAGTAAATGATCAAGTGATTTTTGCGTTTCAGGCAAAAATCAATTCAAACAATCCTAAAGAGGTACAGTTTAGCAACTGGATAAACAACCATGAGTTATACAAGCAGAACCGGAAGGAATGCAATTCCGATTACGAGTCTTTCCAGGACGAAGTATACAAATTGCAAGACTCGATGCTGCCGTCGGCTGAAACGCTATGAGTAGCCAGATAATTACATGCCCCAATTGTGGAAGGATTATTTTCCACTATGACAAGAAAGCGACAAACGCTTTCGAAGTGCAATGTAGGAAATGTGAGCAAATGACTTGCATTCTTACACAGGACGGTATTGTGCAGTCAGTTAAGCCTATAAAAAAGATACAAGCCAAAAGTAGCAGCGGCAAAAGATTCTATTAAGAAAGGAGGGCGAACAGAATGTGGATACTAAAGGGACGTCAAAAGATATATACGGACGCAAAAGAAATCACTGCCGACAACATAATCAAAGAATTGTCAAAAGCATATGAGAAGCATAAATTTAATCGGTTAGAGATGCAATATCTTATAGATTTTGAAGCCGGCGATCAACCACTGGACAGACCCAAAATTGTTCGCCCTGAGATCAATATTAAAGTAACTGATAATGCCGCAAACTACATCACTGATTTCAAAATGGCGTATTTCTGGGGAACGCCAGCAATGCTGATACAGCGATCCGACAAAGACGCACACAAAACACCAGCAGGCTTAGACGATGAAGGAATATCTGCACTTAACGAAATGCTTACAAATGCTTGCGACATAGGTTACAAGAATCAGGAGCTTGGCAATTTTGTTGAAAAAGTAGGTGTAGGATATCGACTTGTTGACATCAAAACTGAATTTGAAGAAGATGACGAAGCCCTTGTGGATATATATACGCTAGACCCAAGATACGCCTTCTGCGTATATAGCAATGATGCCAAACAAAAGAAGCTGATGGGAGTGACATATAGAACGGACAATGGCGAACAATATTTTACGTGCTTTACTCCTAAGATGCGCTTTGAAGTCTCAAAAGGCAAAATTGTTAAAAAATCATTAAATCCACTCAAAAAAATAGCGATAGTCGAATACGAGAGATCCGTTGACAGAACGGGCTGCTTTGAGAGACAAATATCAGATTGTATCGAACTTAACACGCTAGTCTCTGATTTTGCAAACCTTACAGCGCAGCAAACTCAGGAGATATGGTGGGGCAATGATGTTGATTTCCCAGTTGACCCCAAAACTAAAAAACCTATAGAAGTGAAGTCGGGGCAATGGGTGCTTACTAGCACAACACCAGATGGAAAGACACCGCAAATCAAGGCACTATCTAATGCATTCGATACAAACGCAACATTAACAGCAATAGATACACGCTGGCGAAGAATTTTACAAAAGTGCAAAGTACCTACACAACAAGATTCGGAAGGCGGCGGTTCAACAGGAACAGCAATGGATATGTCTAGTGGATGGAGTGCAGCTGAGATTGACGCTGTGCGTGAGGAACAGATTGTGAGCAAGGCACAGCGAGAGGAGCTTAAACTTATCATAAAAGTACTCCAATTAACTCCATCAAATGTGCTTAAAGACGATGATCCAATCAAAAGAGTACATGTTGGAGACATCAATTTCCACTTCTCAAGAAGAAAGAACTATGACATGTCTGTTAAAGCAAATGCTTTATCAACCCTTATTAAGACTGGTGTGCATGGTAGACATGCACTCAAATTTATTGATGGCTTCGAAGACACTGAGGCTACATGGAACGACAGTAAGGAAATGATAGAAGCAGTGCAAAGGGCTGCTGCATCAAGCGGAACCACAGCAACGGAAGACAGTGAACCAACTGACAGACAAATAGATCAGTTGGAAACAAGCCCTATAACTGGGAAAGTATAAGGTGATGATATGGCACAGATATTTGGTTTTGATGAAATCGAAAAGATACGGTCCATGCCATACAATAGATTTTTTGGTGAAATGGGAATCACAAAAAAGCAAAAACAAGAACGCGTTGAATTTTCAAATAAAATTGAAGATGATATGCGTTTTTTAATTTTACTCATCTTGATCATGAAAGAGACAGGTAGAGTTGATGCCAAGAAAGCAGCAGAACAATTTGAAGCAAAATTGTTGAAATGGATTGCGCGATATATCGATCTTGACAGCGAGACAAAGGTTTATATATCAGATTTTTGTTTATCTACAGCACAGGTAACTGCGGATCATGTCAACGAAAAATATTATGTCTCAGAAGACCGAATACGTCTGGTCAGCGAAAACACAGCCCTCGATTTTTTAAACCATAAAGACTTCAAAGAGGCGACCAGAAATAAAACATACAAAACATGGAACACAATTATAGATGGAAAAGAACGCGAAACACATCACAAGGAAGATCAAACAACAATACCGATAAACGACTACTTTTTAGTAGGCAAAGCACTTATGCGGTATCCGCACGATATGGCAGTTGCTTTTACTAACCCGGAGGAAGTAATCAATTGTCGCTGCTGGGTGACGTACTCTTAATTTATGCAAAGAATAGGCTCTTTAAACGAAGGTTTGAAGGGCTTTTTGTTTGCACAAAATTAGGGCAAACAAGTCGGAGACGGACTTTAAGGAGCAAAACAGCTCAGAGAAGAGCTTAATAATCGCACAAATCAAAGCGGAGAGAACCGCACAAACGCAGAAAGGAATGAATCTATGAAGCCGATTTTCAAAACATTTGAACGCAATGCCACCAAGAGAAAATTAAACCTGCAGCTTTTTGCAGAGCCGACACCGGAGGTTGAAACTCATGAAGAGCCAAAGGGATCAGGTGATGATCACGAACCGGAAACTGATGCTGATGTATTAAGAGTGCAGCTTGCACAGGCAAACGCACAAATCGCGAAACTCACAAACAAAGCTGATGCATTGGCATCCGAGAATGCAGCTAAGACAAAGCAGCTCAGAGAAAAGATGACTGCTCAAGAGAAGGAAGCGGAAGCAAAGAAAGAAGCAGAAGCCGAGAGAGACAAGCAGTTCAAGGCAATGCAGCGTGAGCTTACGATCATGAAATCTACCAATACATACATGGACACTTTGGAAATGTCCAAGGAAGTAGCACAACAGTACGCCGAGGCAAGAGCTGACGGAGATGGAGATAAGGAAAACGAAATCTTGAGGCAGCACATGAAAACGCTCAAATCAAAGATGATGCAGGAGTTTTTGGCAGAGCGCGGCGAAGTTAATGCCGGCCACGGAGACAGTCACGAGAGCAAGGCTGTTGAACTTATGAAGTCACTACCGACGTATTCAACAGAGGTTGATGAGAGTGTTTTGAAGCAATACATGTAAAGAAAGGAAGTAAGAAATGGCAAGAGGAGACATGAGATATGCAACAACCGAGATACGTCCATCCGGTGCAGAGATCTTAAACAGAGAGGTGTTCGAAGGAGTGCCAATGACTATTGATTTTACAGATGTCAGCACTACTGATAGTGATACTGGAGAGAAGGTTGTAAAAGCAGGAAGCGTAATTAGCGGAACAGGAACCGTAGTTGCAGCAACACCATGGACAGGCGGAGCTGGAATCTTACTTTTTGATGTGTATGAGCATCGACCACAAGGAACGATCCTTAAAAAGGCATACATTAACAAGTCAAGAGCAGAACAGAATGCAGGAATCACTTATGATGCAGACTTAACTAAGATCCTGCCTATGATCGTGGTTGAGTAAAAAGGAGGAGCAATGGCAGTTTTAATTACAGATATTTATGATTCACAGGCAGTTGCCGCAAGACGTACACAAGATCCAAGTAATGCCATGGGCTTTGTCGGAAAGGCTTTTTTTCCAAACAGAAAGAAGCTGGGCTTGTCATTAAAATGGATTAAGACACACAAAGGCTTAAATGCCATCTTAAAGCCAAGCAATTTTGATGCAATTCCGATGATCAGAGTCCGTGAGGGATTCAAGCAGGAGTCTACAGAGATGATCTTTTTCCGTGAGAGCATGACTGTACGAGAGGAAGATTTAATGCGACTCATGGAAATCGAAGACGCTAATAGCCCATTCATCGGAGACATTATATCATCAATTTACAATGATGCTGCAAGGCTTATTGACGGTGCAGAAATCGCTGCCGAAGTAATGCGAATGGCACTACTTGCACCAAAGGACGGAAAGCCATCTATTGCAATAGGAACAGGGGAATCAGAGAGTGACAATATGGTTCATGGCTACGATTACGATAGCGATGAAACGTATAAGCAAAATCACTATTTAAAAATTGAAGGCACTGATACTTGGGACCATCCTGACACAGCGAAGCCGTTAAAAGACGTTCAGCAGGGTACTAAATATTTAAGGTCAATCGGAGTGCTTCCACGCTATGCGATGATGAACAGCACTACATTTGACTATCTCGTTGAAAACGAGCAGATCAAGAACGCTTTAATTACTTCTTCTGGCAAGACGGTTGATTTTACCGATGAAGCAACCGTTAAGGAGATTTTTACACGAAAGACAGGTCTGACGCCTATCATTTATGACAAGATGTACATTGACTACAAGGGAGAGACTCAAAAGTTCTACCCGGATGACAAAGTAACCATAATCGGCGCAGGAACACTGGGATCAACATATTATGGTGTAACACCAGAAGAGCGTACATTGATGTCGAATAAAAATGTGGATGTTGCCATGCTTGACAACCGCATTGCAATTGCAACAAAAACTGAGCAGGGACCACCTATTAAGACTACAACCAGCGTATCACAGATTGTGCTTCCATCATATGAGGGCATCGACAGCACATTTGTAATTGACGTCAAGTAATGAAATTTGATCACATGATCAAGCTTAACGGAATCTACTATGCAGCTGGTGAAGACGTCCCGATGGAAGAGAAAAACGATGCCCCAGAGATTGATGTCCCGATGGAAGAGAAAATCGAAATTCCAGAGTTGCAAGTTGATGATGAACCAAAGCGAAGAGGCAAGAAACCAAAAGCTGTTTGATGGAGGTGAGAAAGTATGAGTTATACAGACAACCTTGCAGACGAGCTTTTTTTTGATTTGCAAGTTGAACTTTCAAATGATGAAGAAGGCGGCAGCTTTTCGGAACCGTTACTCAAGCAAAAAATCAAAAGTGCAATTAGAGAGGTTCGAGACAAAAGGAGATATCCACTTGGATACACGGACGGAATGATTGCACAAGATTTAGACAGGTACTATAGCCAGATTCGCAATTTGGCTTTGTACGATTATAACTCGATTGGCTTTGAGGGCGAGAGTCAGCACAGTGAGGATTCCATTCAGCGAACAATGGTAGACAGAAAAACGTTGTTCGCTGGAATAATACCGTTAGCAACAGTCTAAGAAGGATGTTCGCCAGTGTGTTTGCAATGCTTGTGAATACATTGGCAGGGTGCATATTAAAGTGGCGGTGGGCAATATGCAAAAATATAAGCAGGAGATATAAAGATGCAAGAGTTTTTATTACAAACATACACAATCATCCTTCCGATTGCTTTAGGATACATTGTTTGGCTTCTGCAGCAACAGAAGAAAGACAAGAACGCGAATGAGAGAGGAACCATGCTGTTATTGCGTGTGCAACTGATCGAGTATCACACGAAATACATGCGGCTAGGGGAGATACCATCCTATGCTTATCAGAACTTCGAGGAAATGTATGAAGCCTATCATGATTTAGGCGGAAACGGCATGGTTAAAAAGATGTATGAAGAGATCAAAGAGTTGCACATCAAGAGTGGAGGAGGTAAATAAAATGGATATATCGAGCATGACTACCGTGATTGCAATTGTAGTTATTTGCTATTTAATTGGGCTTGCAGCCAAGACAATTCCAGCAGTCAAGGATAATTACATTCCGGTCATTGTGGGTGCTTTTGGCGGCATTCTGGGAGCCTTAGGAATGTATGTCATACCAGACTTCCCAGCGCAGGATATTCTGAATGCAATCGCTGTTGGCATTGTATCAGGTTTGTCCAGCACTGGCGTCAATCAGGTATACAAACAGCTAAAAGATGGCACGGACAAGTAGAAGAAATCGGCAGCAGATGTGGTATTCGTACCAAGTCGGGAAAGCACCTGGATATCTGAGAGATGAAAACGGTGACATTCAGTATGAGAGTTATGTTGGAGCTGATGGGGAGGTATATTTTTATACCGATGATGAAGGCAAAAAAATCCCGAAAGAAAGCGGTGAAATGGAAGTGCTTTATAGCAATCCTGTGAAGTTTTGGGGAACAATCACATCACAGCTAAAAAACGCTATCATGCGAGCATGGGGAAGCGACAGCACAAACAATTATGCTACGCTCATCTTAGCTAAACATGCAAAAGACTCTGGCGGAAACGAACTTAGCTTGCCGTTTGGAGCAAGAATCTGGCTACACTCAGAAATCAAAACGAAACCAAATGGATCACCAGACGAAAATTCGGCTGATTATCAAGTGAGTGGAATCATGAATGAAGCACTGAATGAAACGTCTTACTATCTGCAGGTGTTGCAGCAAAGCGTGGAAAAAACCTAATGGCAAAGGCTTTGGAAATAAAGGTGAGCGGAGTAGATGAAGCCATAAGGATGTTGGAACGTTACCAGAAAACGTTCCAAACGCGAGTAGAGCTTTTCATGAAGAAGCTTACTGATTACGGAGTTGAAAAAGCAACAGAAGAAGTCTTGACGATGGATGCAGTATTTACTGGTGAACTTGTAAATAGCATTCACTCAACCGAGATAGAGAGCAACGCAGAGCGAGTTATCTTTGCGGTAGAAGCTGATTCAGAACATGCTATCTATGTAGAAATGGGAACAGGAATTATAGGCGCTACTACTCCATATCCGGGCAAGCTCCCTGCTATTTATGCGCAAGGAAAAACAATTAGAAAAACGGCAGACGGTAGATATGGCTGGTATTATCTGGGCGGAGATGGAAAGTGGTACTTCACAGAAGGTATGCCATCAAGACCATTCATGTATCATGCCTCAACGCAAATGAGACATGATATTGAAAGAATTGCAAGGGAGGTGTTTGGATAGTGGCTCAGAATCAATGGGTCATCGACCTTGAGAGCAAGGTATTATCCCTTGTAAAAGGCAAGACATACAACAAGCTAAAGAAAAGATATCCACAAATAATGTACACCACCTCAAGCATAAGCAATGATTCACAACGCAATTTTCCGTGCGTGTACGTCCATGAGTTGGGTGGAAGCGAAGCAAACTCCGATCTGGAACGCACAAGAATCAACACTATAGTGGCAGGATTCCAAATTGAAGTGTATAGCAACACATCACAGCTAGACTGTAGAACTATAATGGCAGAAATTATGGACTGTCTAAAAAAGCTTATGTTCGATGTAAAGATGTCACCATACGCAGACAATCAATCACCAATATATCGTTATGTAGCACGTTTTGAAAGAACATTTGATTGGAATGATATTTTTTAAGCTCCATCGGCAAGATGGGGCTTTTTTAGTAGGAGGAATACAAAATGGCAACAGGCTTAAAAAGTAGGATTATTTACAGAGAGAAAACAAAGGAAGATAGCGCAGCCGATTACTGGGCAGGTGAATATAAGCTCTTGATTAGGGCAAAGTCAATTCCATCACCTATTGGCAGTGTTAACATGGTTGATACATCAACCTTGGAAGACTTGATGGAGACTCAGGAGCAGGGAAGAAGAGCAGCTGCGTCAATGGAAGTACCAGGTGCTTTTGAAAAAAAATATAAGGACGAACTTGTTAAAAATGAGGGAAAGCAATTAGATATCTGTATTCTCTACGGAACAGATGGAAAAGGCTCAGAAGGAATTGCAGCGTTTATAGGAACAGAGTCTTTTGCACCAGATGAAGCGACAGAAGATCACCTTACAGGAACAGCAACAATTGCTACAGTAACCAATCCAAGATGGATTGAGGATAGTTATACCGTATCTGTAACAGAAGATGAGAATGGTTATCCAACATCAATTACACTGGCAAAGAAAGAAATGTAACAACTATATTCGGGAAGCGTAAGCTTCCCGTTTTTTGTTTAAAGGAGAATGAATTATGAAATTTATGAATTATGAAATTAAGTTTGGAATCGAAGCAACTACAAAGAGCGGAATTTTAAAAAAGATTAAAGAAATTCAACAGTCCAGTGATGATGAAGCTCAACAGTCCAGTGATGATTTTGTTGATGAGATTGAAATGATACTTAATATGCTTCCGGAGTTTTTACTGGTAGGGCTGCAAAAAAGACATAAGGACGAGTTTGGATACGATTACAACACAAATAAAGGCAAGGAAGAGGCAACAGCAAAGGTATGCGAATTGATTGATGAGTATACCGATCAGGAAGATTCAAGTATTAGGGAGCTTTTTGAAGAACTGATAAAAGAGGTGATGCAGAATGGTTTTTTCAAGAAAGAAGTTATGCAGATGAAAGCGGAGAAAGAAGCAAAAGAGCAAAAAACAGAGTAATAGATCCAATTGATTATTACGATGAAAAGTTGCTTCCATATTTTTTGTGCCTTACGCAACAATATGGCTTCACCACTGAACAAATAGGCAATATGTGCCCGTGTGAGTTAAAACCATATGAGCTTGCTTACAAGCTGCATCAACAGCAAGTCGACATACAAAACCACATGCTAGGAAAGTACGTGAGAATGTCTATTTTGTCAACGCTGGGCAATAGTCAGTGGTTTAAAGGGAAGCATACGCCACCGTTTGAATATCCAGATATGCCTTTCTTGCAACAGGAGGCAAAGAAAAGTGAAAACGGTAATGTGGAATCTAACGAAGAAATCGCAGTGTACGAAATGAGACAAAGAATCAGGCAACTTGAAAAGCAAGGATTGCCAGAGAGTCCAATCTAGGGAGGAGGGATAAAATGAGCGAGGTAAATATTGATTCAATACGGATTGAGGCTAAAACAAATATCAAAGAGGCTATATCCGATATTGAAGCACTGAAACAATCCCTAACTGGATTGAGCGACAACAAAAGCGGAATTGATCATTATTCAACGTCTGTAAACGGGTTAACGCAAAGACTGACGAAGTTGACAGGAATAACCAATAAGGCAGGAATTGCAGCGGTTGAAAAATCTGTAAGAGAACTTGCAGAAGCATCTATTAAGCTTAACAACTTGCAACTTAACGAAAAGAAGGGTTCAATCTTTTCCGAGGACACATGGAAACGAGCCATGGAGAACGTGGAAAGTGCGATGGAAAATGTAAAAAATACCATTGCACAGAACGTTAAGGAGATCAGACAGCTAGACGGCGTAGAAAAGGCCTTTGATAATTATATCAAAAAAGCCCAAAACATAAAAATTCCGATTGGCGTAAAGAATGATTTAAGTACAGATAGAGAATTTGCAAATCTGCGAAGTGTACTTGGAAAGAATTTTTCCACAACAAATAGTGGTACAGATTTTGTAACGTTCATAGATGATATGAATAAATCAATAAATACCACATTTGATACTACAAAAAACGCAACAGATCTGTTCAAGGATGTAGTGGAGCGTTTAAGGGATATACGCAAGGAAGCTGTGATGACATCACAGGATGTTATCAAAAACGGCTTAATTCCAGTACAAGAGATTGAATCTGAGCTGTCAAAGTTTGCCGCAAAAGACATTCCCAACCTTAGCGAGAAGTATGGAATAACTGAAAACGATGTTTATGGTGGCAAAAAGCTATCGGAAAATAGTGAAGCAGGAAGCGTAAAAGAAGTCGCAAGCGCCATCGGGCAGAAGACTAGGGCATTTGAAAAAGAACAACAGACTGTAACCGATGTTGTGAACAGTGAAATGAAAGACCTTATCAATTTAAGATCAACTATCGAATCCGTTACGAGTGCTGTAGGAGATGGAAAAGGCCTGGCAGGAGCATTCAAAGGACTTAAGGAACTTGGCTTGGGCGAACTGGCTTCTTTGAAAAATATTGACTTTTCCGGAATTGCAAAGCTGAATAGAGAAAGTTTAAAAACAATAATCGGAAAAAAGTATACTGGACTATCAGATACAGAAAAGACCATCATTCAAAATGCAGCAAATAAAGCTGTTGCACCAGAGAGCGTGCCGTGGTTAGAAGATTATGAAAAACTGATACAGCAAGCAAGGGAAGAAAGTCAAAAATTTTTAGGTGGATTTTACGTTCCCAAGAGTGTTGAAGAACTTCAAACTGAATTTGTGGGAATTTCAAAAGAGATAGTGCACTTAAAGGAAAATATGCAAGAAGCATTGAGAACTCTTGATACTGATGGTGTATCACAGATGGTTGATGACTTGTCGCAAGCGATAGCTTATGCGAATGATTTATCAACTATTGCAGCTCAAAAAGGTATAACGCTTAGACAGCCAAAAAGTGAATGGCAAGAGTATCCGCCAAGCAGTTTTCCAGAAGAACTTCGTGGCAACGGCTTGTCAAATACAATGAGTCAAACTGCGAGGGAAACAAGCAACGCTTCAAATCAATTAAGACAATACAATGAAGATGTATCAAAAGTAATCAGAACAGAAGAGACATTTAAAGATGCCTTGGCTGCTGCTGCGCAAGAACCACCAATATTTAGAGACATGCCAGAGTATATCAACAGATTGAACCGAAACATGCAAAAATTGCCACTTAGCCTATCCCAGTTAAAATCAGATATAAGTGATTTGGCAGGCATTATGGGTGGATTTGTGGGAAAAGCGATATCTGTTGCAGGTGCAATTGGCAAAATAGGATCTTTTGCAGCGAAAGTAAACAAGCAGATATTGTCGTTCACAAAAAACTTTGCAAAATTGTCATGGGAGTTTTTGAATTTTGGTTCAAGCAAAAACGCATTATCTGGGTTAAAGAGTCCGTTCAGCCAGTCCTCAGCCAGTCTCGGAGACTTTAACAAGAAATTAAAGCATGGAATCACAACTGTGTTGCGCTACGGTTTTGGAATCCGGTCTTTGTACGTACTGTTTAACAAGCTACGATCAGGAATCAAGGACGGAATCAACAACCTTGTTATGTTTAGCGATAGGGCAAATAAGAGCTTGTCATTGCTGACATCTGACATGTCATATGTTGGAAATAGTGTGGCTGCGGCATTTGAACCGATACTGAATATTGTTGCACCAGTTATTGACCAAATTGTTGATTATGCAGTTGCAGGAATCAATGCTGTAGGTGCTTTCATAGCATCGATAACAGGGCAAACATCATATACAGTGGCTGTAAAAAACATCAAAGACTATCGCGACAGTTTAAACGGCACAGCATCTGCAGGAGATGCAGCAAGTGACGCAACTGATAAGTTAAAAGACAAGACCGATGAGTTAAAGCGTGAGCTGATGGGGTTTGACGAGATTGAAAAGTTTTCAGATGATCTGAACAACGCAGCTAACAGCGGATCAGGAAACGGAAGCAGTTCTGGAAATGGCTCAGGAACGGAAGATCCTATACTCTTTGTGAAAAAGGATATACCAGGAGCGGTATCCAACTTTGCAGATCTCGTAAAGGATGCTTGGGCGAAAGCCGATTTTACCGACATCGGTAAAATAGTTGGAACGAAACTCCGTGATGCACTTGATTCCATTGACTGGGAGCCAATCAAGGAGCAGGCAAACAAAATTGCCAAAGTCACAGGAACGTTCATAAACGGTTTCTTTGAGACAGAAGGTCTTGATGAGAGTGTTGGAAGAACACTTGGAGAAGCAGTCAACACAGCTGTAGGTGCAATCAATACTTTTGTAGATACAACTCACTGGACATCACTTGGCGAATTTATGTCAAGCGGACTTAGAAGTGCAATAGCTACTATTGATTGGAATGGTCTTGGAAAGACTCTGAATGCCAAATACAAGGCTTTGTGGAGCTTCCTTGATGGATTTGTAGTAGATATGTCTAAAATCAATTTTAGCGGCACTACAGGGTGGCAGGAAGCAGGTAATGCACTTGCAAGTACAATCAATAGCATTTTTGCAGATAGAGACTACACAAAAACTGGACAAACTATTGCAACTGGAATCAATGGAATCACATCTGCACTAACAACAGGAATAGAAGGAATTGATTTTAATTCGATATCCAGAAATTTTTCAAACGGAATCAACAGCGTATTTTACAAAATAGACTGGCAAGCAATCGGCACAATGCTATCCGATGGAATGAATACAGCAACTTCATCATTGCTGACTTTCTCGGTAACGGTTGATTGGAAAAGAATAGGCTCAGAACTGGCAAATTCCGCAAATACTTTTTTGGCTAATACTGATTTTAGTCAAGCAGGAAAAGCACTGGGTCAAGCGTTTAAAGGTGCACTATCCGCAATTAACGAGTTTGCAGCAACATTTAATTGGCGCAGTCTAGGAATTGACATCAACAATTTTATCAAAGGGATAAACTGGATGGGTATTTTAAAGACCTCAGCAAATGTAGTTGCCAACACATTTTTTGGATTGTTTGAAACCGCATGGGCTGCTGTTTTTGGTGGACCTGACACAAAGTATACAGCCATCGCAGACAATCTGAACAAAGCACTTTCAAAGCTTAAAATCGAATGGCCCGCAATGGAACAGGAAGAAATTGAGAAATTTGAAAATGTTTCCATAATTGTTGATAAGTTCCTTGAACTAAATGAAAAGTTAAAAAAGAACGGAAGCCTATCTGAGACGGACATGTCGTTGTTTAAGACCTATTATGATCAAATTGTAGAGTATGCACCACAAGCCGCAAATTTGATTGGAAAGGTTGGAGAGGCTTACGAAGGAACTGATGGTGCATTAAAGAGCTTAATCGAAAGCCAGAAAAATTTGGCCATCCAAGAAGGATTTAAAAAGTCTATGCAAGATGCAGCTAAGATTTATTCAGACGCTGCATTGTCGTTAAACGGAGCGGTAACAGAGCTTGTCAACTCAGTTGCAAAAAATCAGCAAGTACTTTACGATGCATGGACACATGATAAACCAGGCACGTGGGATCAATTCCAAACGGATTTAGAAAATCTTTTCCAAAAGATGCGAGATGGATCATTGGATGTAGACAAATTAACCGAATCTGAAAGCCGAATGATCAATGCATTGGTGAGAGCAGACGACCCATTTTCCAAACAAACGGAAAATATCATAGACTTAATAGGCACAAAAAATGAAGCAGAAGAGACTCTTGATAGAATCAGTGCAGCTTCACAAAGGTATGGTGGGAATGTAGAAACTGCCGCCACAAACACTGAAAAGCTTGTAACAAGCCTCGGAAAAATAAAATTTACAGGAGTTTGGAAGTCTTTAAAAGATGAGCTGAAAAATACGCTAGACGACGTAACAGAAACACTTAAACGGGATGATTTTACGCTAGGAATCAGCAATACCTTAACTGACATGTTTGATAAGGAATTCAAAGTAAATTTAAAGGCAGGATCACTTGATACCAGTGAGCTTACCCAAAAAGACAAGACAATCCAAGGTGCATCAGCAAATGTTGTGAGTGCTAAAAATGCGCTTCCAGACTATGCAAAAAAACTTGATTTGGTAGCAAATTTGACAAGCAAACAAGATTCAATTGTCGATAGAGTGATCAGTGGACTGACAGGTTGGATGACAGATTTCCAGAATAGAGTTCCAGAGAACAATCGTTGGTTCAGCGGTTTGACGGGTTGGATGACAGATTTCCAGAATAGGGTTCCAGAGAACAATCGTTGGTTCAGCGGTTTGACGGGTTGGATGACAGATTTCCAGAATAGGGTTCCAGAGAACAATCGTTGGTTCAGCGGTTTGACGGGTTGGATGACAGATTTCCAGAATAGAGTTCCAGAGAACAATCGTTGGTTCAGCGGTTTGACGGGATATGTTAATCAGGTAGAAAAGCAACCCGGTTCATCACTTATTTTAAAAGGTATTCATGGAATAGTTTCGAGCATCACAAACATTCTCGGAGGAAAAGCAGAAGGTGGAGCTTTTTATGGTGGAAGATGGCACAGCATACCACAATTTAGTAGTGGAGGAGTCATCACAAAAGACTTCATGTCAAGCTTTAGCACCATCCCACGATATGCAGGTGGTACTGTAAATGCAGGTTCGATGTTTATTGCAGGAGAAGCCGGACCGGAACTTGTAGGTCATGTAGGTAGCAGGACAGAGGTCTTAAATCAGTCACAACTTGCAAGCGTAATGCAGAGTGCCGTAGCAAGCGGAATGGAAGCGGTTATGGCACGTTACGGTGGAAATGGTGGAGGAAATGAAAATGTGACAGTTAATGTTGTTCTCCAGGGCGATGCAAAGAAGATCTTTGAGGTTGTCAAAAAGGAAAATAACAGCAGAGTCATACAGACAGGCAAGGCACAACTTTTAACGTAAAGGAGGGAAACGATGTAATGGATGGCCCAGTAAAAACTGTAATCATAAGTGGATTGGAGCTGAAAGCTAAAGATCTGACGATAACAGATAACATCATCTGGAGCCGCAATACGGGGCGAGTTGCGTCTGGCGATATGGAAGGTGACGTCAAAGCAAAGAAAATTAAGTTAAATCTTACGCTGGCGCCTTTGGATGATGAAGAAGCAGCAGCTTTTGCTGCTGCAATAGAACCACCATTTTTTCCGATCACTTTCCGAAATCCGAAGTCTGGGAAAACAGAAACACGCAAATTTTATGTTGGAACGCCAACATATCCGGTGTATTCATACGCCGATATACTGCCCAGATATGTTGGCGTTGCCGCAAATTTTATTGAAAAATGAGGTGTCAAAATGAAGATGTCAAATAGAGCACTAGTAAAAACAATCAATGGACTTTTATCGTTTAAAAACAATGGTGTAAGGAAACCAATTAAGGCAATTTATGCAATCAACCACAATATTGAAATGTTGGATAAAGCTGCGATTCCTTTTCAAGAATCAAGAAATGAATTGATTGAAAAGTACTGCGATAAAAAGAAAAATGGCGACATTGTGCCCAAAAAGGGAATGGAGCAAAACCTAGAATCAGAGTTAGGTGAATTACTGGATGGAATTGAAGTTGACGTAGATGTTTACAAAATTCCAATTAGCTTGATCGAGAATATAGAAGCATCAGAGCTTGAATTTGAAGCAATTAGCATGATGCTAGAAGAAAGTGAGGTGGAAAAAGCATGACATATGATTATATGGTGAAACAAGATGGACAGTTTTATAAGCCTGGTCAAGAAGTGCCGGATATGGGTACATTGGTATGCACGTCTGCGCAAGGCAATATACGTAGTTATGAGGGACTTGTTAAGGATGTTGACAAACTACCCACGTATGTTGCAACAGGCAGCTCTTTTCTGGCAAGTGATACTGGCGATTACTACAAATTCGAAGAGTCAACAGCAGCATGGAACAAGATTTAAGGAGTAAAAGATGAAACCAGAAGACGTCATTGGCATTTTAAATCGCAAGGTTCAGAACGCAACTGTAACAGAAGATCAAATTGATGCGGCTGTTGAAAAGTATCATAAGACTCATCCGTTGGAAACTGACAAAACACTCACTGTTCCTGGCGCTTTTGCAGATGCAAAGGCGGTTGGAGATGGATTGGACAAAAAAGTAGCAGGAAAAGGAATAACTTTGTACTATGACACAGAAAAACAGTGCGCAGCCATTAAATTTGATGAACAAGGTTAGGTGATCATTATGGGATTATGGACGGAATATAAGAAAAAAACGGCTGTAAAATCCACAGATACCTTCCTTGTGTATGACAGCGCAGAAGGCGTAATGCAGGTTGATGGATCAAATGTAAAAGAATCCTTTAGAGATGCTACAGATACCACATTGTCACAAGCAGACGTGCCAGCCGATGCAAAAGCAGTTGGAGATAGATTCGCAAAGGTTGAAAAGAAGAATACAGAGCAGGACGCAGCGCTAAAAACAAAGGCTGGTGGTACCGGCATAGAATTTTTCTTCGACTCAGCCAAAGGGTGCTTGGCTGCAAGGATAAAAGTAGAGGAGGAAGGTGTATGGCTAACAAAATAATATATCTTGCAAAATGGGAAGATGTGGAAAAATTAAAGGCTGCATCAAAAACTCAAGAAACTAATATAGTGGATTTAACAAAGGAACTTGCAAAGAAAGCAAATGGTCAAGGGATCACTCTGAGCATAAATGAAAGTGGCGGACTGAGGGTGACGTATGACGACGGAAAGTGAGGATAAAAAGATGGCACAGGTAGCAGTAGATGTGGCAATGGAGTCAACATCGCAGGAAATTTTGGAACTACTAAAAGTAGTTAAAACAATGGTAACTGATGTCTCAAAATTTGATTGGAAGAATTTCTGGGAGCAAACAGCAACAGATGAGGTATTTTCCACAAAGTTTTATTATTATGACACAAGCACCAGTCCTAGCGGTGAAAAAATGAATGCATCAGTTGGATTAACAGCCGTACCTTCAACGGAAACTGTAAAGGGGCAGGATGATTTTGCAAATCATAGTGCCTTTCAGACAATTGATTGCAATTTTACAATTGACGAGCAGGAGAACAAAACTCCAGTGGCAATTAAAGGCGGTAACGGATATTCTGACATTGGAAAAGTAGATGTTGGAGTTATGGTTCCCTTAACTTATTGGGGCATTCAGAAATTTGACACATATTACATTGTGCATTTTGCAACGAAGCCACATCCTGAATTGGAGTGTACAACAGTTACACCATGGTGCAGCAAAGAACTTGGTTATGGTATTTTGACAAAATACTATGCAGGACAAATTGATGGAATTTTATATTCATCATCTGGAAATGCAATTTATAACTTTGTTTCAGCCCAGTCTGGAAATACTGAGCTGCAGAAGAAAGGAACAGGATATCATGGCTCTGGATCAGAGCGAACGGCATATCTGCTGTGTATGCTATGGATGAAGTATGCAACAAAAAATAGTCAGAAAGTCTTTCAAGGATGCACTGGATTTAATATACAGACTAAAGTTGTACAAACTGGGGAAAATGTTAACTATGTTGTAATTCCAACAGCGCAGGCAAATAGCTTTTATGTTGGCACGACAGTATCCATCGGAGATGCAACTGGTCACACAGACAATCTGGATCGTGGACAGGCATACATGCGAAATATCGCAGATAAAGTCAAAATAACAGCTATCGAAGCAATATCTGGAACAGATAACAGTAGAGTATATGTTGGCAAGCAAAATATGACAATTACAGAAGATACATATATATCATCAATGCCATTGCATGCAGGGCAAACTGACAAAGTGCTTGGAGTGGATGGATATGTCAAGAACGATGGCAAACATGCATTTAAACTTGGCGGTATTGAAGATATGGTTGGTGTATATTATATCTCAATGAACGAGTTGTGGAACAAGACTACAGCAACAACAGTTGACTACTACGTTAGAGGAACTGCTGCATGGTCAAGCACTGCCACGAACTGGACAAAAATCGCAACTGTAGATCTTGAAACAACTGATGATTTTTGGATTGGCGACATTGATATAGACTTGTCTACAGGTGTTATATGGTTCAAGAGCAAGGGTTCAGGAGATTCGGTCGGTGTTGGCGACAGACAATATAATGGTGGTGATGGAACAGGTTGGCGCGAAGCGCTAAGGCGCGGCCTTCTCTGGAACGGGTCGAATGCCGGATTCTCCTGCGCGGCTCTCTGGAGCGGCGTGTCGGCTGCGGGCGCGGGCGGCGCTCTCTGCGTTTAATTCCGAACCTTTTAGGGGTGAATTTTGCGTAAGCAAAAGAGGGGGCTGCCCCTCTAAATAGTATACAGAAATAATTTTAAAATAGGACTTGTCACACACGGGCGCGGCAATCTCAGGAACAGGTCGAATGCCGGATTCTCCTACGCGAATCTCAGGAACGACGTGACGAATGCGAACTGGAACTACGCTCTCTGCTTTTATATGTCTGACGGGACAAAATAGTACGTTGGTACTTAGTGTGGCATTTCGCGGATGTAATTCCGTTGTTGTGTAAGCAACACTTAAATAGGCAACAAAAAGGGAATCGGAATGCCGACGGACATTCCGATAACTTATGTGAAAGACATAGGTTGGGGCTAGTAGACATCCGAACGTCCCTCGGAATTTAAACGATATTTACAAAAAAAGGATAAAAAAATACTTGAAACGTTGTTGTAAAAGAATAGATATAACTAACAGAATATTGGTTGAACGAGCAGTAAGAGATTGCATAAGTGGAAAGATGAACCGAGGGGACACTATAAGAATGTTCTCAGAGTACTCAAAGTTGCCATGTGAAATCATAAAAAAGATCTGCAAAGAACACTTCATGATGGAAGGATTGATCAATACTGTTATAGACGGTATACAACAAGAAATTATCGAAAAGAAATATATTGTAAAGCTAATTCGTTACAGATACCAAGTTGATAAGTGTAACGGAAAGGTTAGAAAGATAGGAATACAAGATGTAAAGTAACAGATATACGACTATATAGCTGTATATGCAATGGAAGAATTATTCCGAAAGAAAATAGACTTTTACCAATGTGGAGCATTAAAGAACAAGGGATGCGAATTTGGCGCAAAAGCGATTAAGAAATGGGTAGACAACCATGATATAAGATGGGGATGGCAAGCAGATATCAGGCATTATTATGAAACCATACCTAAAGGTAAATTAAAAGAACTACTAAGGCGAGATGTAGATAACGACGATGTTATACATCTCGTTTTCTTCTTAATTGATTCATTTGAGGGTGGATTATCAATCGGTTCATACCTTAGCCAATATCTTGCGAATTACTACATGTCATATGCATGCCATTATGTTAATGAGCAGGTATGCAAATTAAGAAAACATAGGAATGGAGCTGCTAATCGTGTCAATCTTGTATCTCATGCTTTGTTTCAAATGGACGATATACTAATCGTTTCAAAAAGCTTGAAGGATTTAAAGATGGCGGTAAAAAGATTTTCGAGTTATGTTTCAGATTTTTTAGGGCTAGAAATTAAGGAAACATCAAAATTCATCGATCTGAGTGTTACATACATTGATATTTTAGGAAGAAAAATATCAAGAAGAAGTCTTACTGTACGCTCATCAAATTTTTTGAGATTTAGAAGGACTGCAAAGAAGGTAAGAAAAAGAGTCCACCAAAAGAAAGAAGTGCCGCTGTCATTGGCTAAAAGCTATATCGGGCGTTATGGAGCTATTAAACATTCAAACACACAACGTTTTCAACAAAAGTATCATGTCTCAGAAGATATAAAGAGATGTAAAGAAATTGTATCCACTCATGAGAGGAGAGTAAACAATTATGGAAAAGATGAGATTTACACTGCCACAGTTAAGTGCAGCATTCTATCCACTTGAAAAAGGAATGGATGTAGTTATTTGTACAGATGAGCAGAAGATTACGATTGATGATCCAGAAAACGGCAGTGAGACGATGTATGAGTATGATGGCAATATATTCAGAACATTTAAGCTGACGCAAGAGGAGATTATTCAAGCGCCAGAGCAATATCTTGATTACGAAGGCGATACAGAGCCAAGCGAAGAAATGACAAGATACGCAACAGAAATGATAGATGCATATACCTTGCAGCTGATCGAGGAAGGAGTACTGGTATGAGAAGTTTGGTAGAGAGTTTAAAAAGATTGTACAAAAGTGGAAAAGTGTTGGCAGAAAAGATTAAAGGGATGAAGATTCTCACAGAAGAAGAAAAAAGATACATCCTCGGAGAATAAAAAATAAAGCAAATATCTAGCACGGAGTATACCGTGCTAGAGAAAGGAAATCGTCATGTATCAGGTATCAGAAGCATTAGATAAAGTTATATCAGGCAGTGGAAGAACGTTCTACGCAAGGCTAAACGGAATATCAGATGGAATCCAAGAGATAGTGCAAACAAATTTTTCAACTCCTGATAGCTATTTTTATGTGGGTGGAGCTACAGCGTCCAAAATAGAAGTATCTATGTTTACAAAGTCGCAAGATTTTGTAAAAGGTACGGAAGTAAGACTTGAAATCGGAGCAACAGCTGATGGCACTATAGAATGGATACCAATGGGGTATTTTACAATAAAAGAGCAAAAAAAAGACCGAAATCTGCTTACTTTTACAGCATATGACAGGCTAGAGTCAAAGTTAGCTAAAGCATATAAAAGCAAAATTACAAACTATCCAGTAGAAAGTAAAGAATTTTTAACTGATATAAGCGAACAGACAGGTGTTGAGTTTGACACAAGCAAATTATCTGATAGCCTGATGATAGATAAAATATTGACGGTTAACGACCAGTCGGGAGAGAAAACATACAAAGAGCCGTTTGACGGTTTCACAATGCAGCAGGTGGTTGGATACATCGCACAACTCCATGGTAGATTTGCTATATGCGATAGAAACGGAAAAGTAACATTTAGATGGTATGAAGCGTTAACAACTGACCACCCAGGAAAGATAGGCGATACAGCAGGTAGCTATTTAGAAGACCAAAACTTATCATTTATCTATAATACAATCGAATTTTTAAAAGAATCACACACGTATCTGATTAAGACCAATAGATATTTTGATGATCTGCTACAATCAGAAACGATGTGCCAAATCTCAGGTATTAGTTGCGATACAGAGAACGATCATTATGAATCAGGAACAAATATAAATACAAATTTAAGCAATCCAGTAATGACACAGGAATGGCTCAATAAAATCCTTAAAAAAATAAAGGATATGAGCTATTATCCGGTGTCATTTTCGTTTATGGGAGATCCAAGGCTTGACGTAGGCGATGTTGTTACAATAGTTGATGCCAAAAATAATCTTATAGATGTTCCAGTGATGCAGCACACTATTACATTTGATGGTGGCTTGCTGTCGGAAGTGGCATCGTATGGTTTTGAAGAAAAAGAGGTGAAAAGTCCATCTGAAATAGCGTTGCAACGAGTTAAAGACGATATTCTTAGCCTTCAAGAAATTACGGCAAAGAAAGCCACATTCAGTCAATTAAATGCTGTAGATGCAAAGATCACCAACTTGCAGGCAAGCTCAATCACGGTAAATGATGCAAATATATTATTTGCCAGACTTGATAAAGCGAATATTCAGCAGGGGTGGATAACAAGTGTAATGATTGGTGATGCGCAAATTACCAATGCGAAAATTAAGGATATGTCTGCTGATAAAATAACAGCAGGCGTTATAGATGCCTCAGAGGTCTCTATTATCAATTTAGATGCTGTCAGTATCACCACAGGCACTATTACTGGACTAGATGCATTTTTTAATAAAACCTTTAAGGTAATTAGCCCAACATCAGATACAGAGGAATTTATAATTAGTGCAACGCCAGAAAGTGTTATGATCGGTACAAGAATGAAATCTGGTGAACTATATCTGCAAAAAGCAATGATAAGCATTGGTGATGAAGATATGGCTATAACAACAAAAGGCTATTTACGTTTAACTGGTTCACAACACTTAAGTCTTACATCAGCGAATGATATAGTGTTATTCCCTGGCGTGTCAAATAGCGAAAAAGATGTATACATCAACGACGGCTCAACCAATAACGCAATATTGCATGTTGGAAACTTTGAAAATTTAATAACAACAGTTGAAAATTCCCGAAACTCAAAAAAATTGAGCGGAATGGAAATAGTTGATGTCTCAAAGAATATTTCGAACGCAATTCCATGGATTGACCAGACTGGCGTGATGGAGATTGGAAAATATTTGGATTTCCATGAGTGGAACGCAGATACTACTGACTTCAGCGCCAGGTTGGAAGTTTTTGAAAAATCGTTACGAATAACCGCAGGGATAACTACTGCGTTAGACCTTAATGGAGTTGGAAATGCATCATACATAAAATTTAGTGGAAGTGGAACAACGCTAGGATGGATTGGCTTAAACAGGAAAGATGGATCGCTGATGTTGTATGACAGCAACGAAAAAGAATATCGCATATTAGATGAGACATCTATATCGTTTGGAACAGCAGAGCCGATTAGCAATGGAAGAAAAGGCGATATCTATGTTCAGACATCTGATAGTGGAAATGGATGGAAAAAAGCTGTTGCAATTTATTACTATTCCAACTGAAATGATAGGGAACACCCTATCATTTCATTTCAAATTCTTAAGATAAGAATCTTTTCTCTCACAAACAGATTGCTTTGCTTGCTGTATTGATTCTTCTAAATGTTTCAAGTCAGGCTCTATAAAAGCATCTTTAACCTCACCGCGTGCCTGCCGAATCAGAAAATTGTCGAGATATGCTTGAGCTGACGTTATACGGTCAGCAAGCGGCAATTTGTTTAATGCCGTAAGCATATCAAGTTGTGCGTGCCAATCAGACCCAGTATCACAAAAGACATTGTAATACAGACGTTTCAGATACGCAGCATCTTCGCACTTTAGGTATTCCTGCAGAGCAGACAGCGTCTCACTGTCTTTTTTAGGATGATAAATGTGTTCGTATTTATTGGGATCATAGATAGCCATAAGATATTTTTCTGCATCGACACCGCATCTATCAAACCACTCTAGCAGCGCCGGGAAGTCTGGTGCGCCAAGACCATTTTCCCAGTTTTTTATTGTTCCTACGCTCTTTCCAAGTGCTTTTGCCAAATCCATTTGTGACAATCCTGCATTTTTGCGCACATAAATTATAACTTTTATAAGCCGTTCAGTATCAGCTACTCGATTTCTCATGTCAAAAACCACCCTTCATATTTGTTCAAAATGTCATTTTTACAATAAATTGTACTTTAGCAAAAACAAAAAGTATAATTTATTGGCTACATCAAACAAAAGGTAAAGTCAAAGTTTTCTGGCACTTGAAAGTTTGGAAAATAGCCAAAAAACTTTGACCGAAAAAAATGTGAACAAAGTCAATACAATTGTAGTCACCAGTGCTATTATCTATACCATAGCAGAAAAGAGAAAGGAGGCTACTAATGATGACAGTTTACAACTGCAAAGCAACAGAGTCAATGGTTAATTTTGCCATTATTCACGGCAAATTACTAGACAATTTTACAACATTAGACTGCTTGGAGAGTGATTTTTGTTCAAACACTATTGAGACAAGCCGTTTGAGTGGAGTAAATGATGAAATACCAATCGCTGTTTCAAAGGATAGAATCGGGGCTTTGAAGCGTCAGGACGAAGTGACAGTGATTGGAGAATGGCGAAGCAAGAATTATTACACCAGTGACGGCAAAAGGCATGTACAGCAGTACTTTCTGGTTCGTGAAATCAAAGTAGAAAGTGGGGAACATCGAAACCAAATCGCATTGACTGGGTATTTATGCAGCAAACCGATATATCGCACAACACCATTAAAAAAGGAGTTATGTGAGCTTATAGTTGCTGTAAATCGTCCATATGGCAAGAGTGATTATTTGCATTGTATTGCTTGGAATCAGCTTGCTCGAAAGACATCAAATTTAAAGGTTGGGGACAAAATTAGACTGTCTGGAAGAATCCAGAGCAGAACTTACATCAAAAGAGAGCATGAAACAGAAACAGTTAAAGTTGCATACGAAATTTCTGTGGATGCATTTGCAAAGGAAAGGTGATTATATGTGTGATGTGGTTAGACGTTTTTTAGATAGTATCGTGGAATTAAAAGGCAACGAATATGTAAAAAGAGCGATTGCATATATATCCACGTTTATTCCGGAAGGAAAACGTAACGAAATGGAATTGCTTGATTTCTTATATCAGTTAACAAGCAGAGACGATGTAAAGGAATATCGCTGTGAGCTGATCGCACAGGCAATGACGAGAGAATAGAGGAAAGAGAGGACAATGAATGGCAGAAAGCAGAACTGAAAAGGATATTGATGCGGATGTTGAAGAAGCAATGAAACGGTATTACATGAAGAAGATAAAAGAAAAGTTAAAAACAGAAGACAGACTTTCAAAGCTGAAGATCGTTTATTACATCTTAGTTAGAGAATAAAGGAATGGGAACCCGTGATTAGGTTCCCATTTTTCTTATTTTTCTGCGTTTTTAATTTTTACATTATGCAGCGCATCTTTAGATTGTTCTAAAAGTTTAGAACCATTTTTCCAGGCATAAGATATTTCGATAGACTCGTCCCAACCACTAAATGAAGAATCAAACGTATCAGCTATTTCATCATGAACGGAAATAATATAATTATCATTTTCCCAAATCAAATATTGCATATCCGTGTTATTTGAACTCTTTTCGATTGTATAATTTTGCGAAGGCTCCCCACATACTTTTCTGAACTTTTCTGCAAATTCTGCAAGTGTTCCTAACGAACCTTTAACTCTATAATTAACTCCATAAAGAAGCGCTTCATTATCATCGTAATCAATGTATCCATCTTCTGTAGTCTTGAATGCAAAATACATTACAAGATCAATTAAATTGTGATCTTCAAACTCAAAACTATAATTAGACTTATAAGATGAAAGCTTGCTTGACCAAACGCGTAAAGTTACTTGATCAGAAGAATTGCTTGAAGCCTTGTTAAATCCGCTGATGAGACTATTGGGTTCTATTTCTTCGTGTGTTACTCCTCCTAGCTCTAAATCAGGAAGCATCTGCTTTACAGAAGCAAAATCAGTTCCCCAAGGAATGTTATCGAATGATATCTCCCAGTTTTGAGAATCGTCGCTTGCGTCTGACGTGGTTTCGCTTTCTGCTGACATAGTACAGTCCTGTGAATTATCCTTTGCAGCTGAGCCACCAGAACACGCTGACAGCATAAATGTTTGTAAAGCGATACACCCACATAAAGTTGTAAATATAATCTGTTTCTTCATATTTCAATCTCCTTTAACGATTTGGATTAAGATTATATAAACAGTATAGACAACAGTAGAAAAAATATCAACAAGAAGATACATATTTTGCAATAAAACAAGCAATGGGCATCCATTTCTGGATGTCCACCATTTGGCTTACTCAGGATTACTTTTCACTTTTGGTGTCTGGTGGAAAGATGATGTCTTTTCCTGTGAGAAGAGTATCAAGCACATGTTCTAATGCTTGCCAATCTGAATCCTTCATTTGCGCAAGATAAAGGATTAGACGTTTTTTGAAATTTTCATCGCCTGTTATTGCAAGCGTGCTAAGAAATGACTCAATCTCTTCTGATGGCGTAATGTCATTAAACATATTGCCTTCTCCAGTAAGGAGCCAAGTTTCATTGACAGCATATTCCTTGCAAATGTTTGTGATAACAGGATTTGAAGGAACAATTCTTCCGCTTTCATATTGAGCTATCGTATTACGCGCAACACCAATTTTAGAGCCAAATTCCTCTTGCGTCATTCCAAGCTCCTGCCTTAATAATTTAAATCTTGTTTTCATTGCATTTTTCGCCTCCTTTCACTTTGCATTGTACCACATAACAATAAAGAAGTCAAATAAAAAAGTCTGTAAAACAACAAAAAATATAACAAAAACAACAAAAAAAGTCTTGACAATGTAATGTTAAAGACGTATACTGTTCTCAGAAACAACAAAAAGCACATTGAAAACTAAACAGAAAGGAGTCGAAACATGGAACTCTTGAGAATTAACTACGAGTCAGAGCAGCCGACTGTATCGGCAAGAGAACTGCATGAGGGATTGGGTATCAATACAAAGTTTTCTACATGGTTTCCACGTATGTGTGAATATGGTTTTGAGCCAGAAAGAGATTTCAAAAAGTGCTACCCAAATTTGGGTAGCGGTTCCAATGGAGGTCAAAATGCAACTGACTATCAAATCTCCATCGACATGGCGAAGCAAATTTGTATGATTCAGCGTACCGACAAGGGCAAGCAGTACCGCCAGTACTTCATTGATCTCGAAAAGGCATGGAATACACCAGAACAGGTGATGGCACGAGCCTTAAAGATTGCCAATAACGAGATCGATAAGCTCAAGGCAGATAACAAGGTACTAATTGCAGACACAGAGCGCATGAAGCCTAAAGAAATCTTTGCAGATGCAGTGGAGTCTAGCAGGACCTCGATCCTAATTGGAGACATGGCAAAACTGATTTGCCAGAATGGCCACGAGATCGGGCAAAACAGACTCTTTGAGTGGATGCGTCAAAATGACTATCTGATTAAAAGTGGCGGCAGTAAAAATATGCCGACACAGAAGGCGATGGAACAGAAACTCTTTGAAGTTAAGGAGCGTACCGTTGTGAATCCGGACGGAAGCGTCAGAATCACAAGAACAACACTTGTAACTGGTAAAGGGCAAATCCATTTTATCAACAAGTTCGCCAAGATGAAGGCAGAAATGATAGCAGAAGTTACATAAGAAAGAAAGGAACAAACAATGCTTGATATCAACAAGTTTGTAGTACTTAAAGATTGCATGTACTACGAGGGAACACATAAGTATTACATATTTCAGTTCGATAGTGCATACACACTACTTGCTGACACAAACAGAGCAGTCTTGTACAGAGCAGAAAGCTTTGCTGACATGATTAGCTACATCGAAAGAATGGAAACATGTAGAAAGGAGGTGCAGGCGTGATGACAGATAAGAAGGAAAAGTCTAAGACAACAACATACCGTTTTTTGACAGAACAGAAAAAGCGCACTTTGAAGAAGTTGAGTGAAGTGACAAATAGCTGCTCCAGTATCCAGAATAACTATTTGCTTGGCTGGATCGAAAACACGGTCACAACATCGTAAGCAAAAAAGAAAAGTTGCAAATATAAATTAAGAGAGGTGATAAAAGATGTTCTGGATGACTAAAAAGATGCCAGATAAGACCGCAGGCTATCTGCTGTGCACAATCAGATGGGGCGAGACTAGACTTACCCATGAGTATTATTGGGGACCAGACCCAAAGAACAGATTTAGATGGTGGGTTTCGAAAGAAGCTTGCCAGGCGAATTTGCCAGATGGTGGATTTGAAGATTCTGGCTATGAAATCGTGGCTTGGGCTAGAATGCCTGAGCCATATAGAAAGGAAATGTATGAATCTAAGAGAAATATTGCCGCATTTGAGTGGAGAAATGAGCAGAGACACGGAGCTGCTGAAAGAAACAGCAAAGCAGGGCGACACTGTTGTGCTGAATGTAAAAACGCCAGATGGAACACCAGTAACGGTCAACGCGGTAATTAAAGCTAAGTACCCACATGTGGTACATATGCAGTATCAAACTGCAAAGGGATATGTAGTAAACACATCATTTGCTTGGAAGAAGCTGTTAATGATAATGCTGAATCCAAGCAGCATTGAAGATAATGAAGAAGGAGAGTGATCAACAATTTTTATTTACCATGGGGAAAGCAAAGAGCAATTGCTTGAAACAGCAACACGGCTGCTTCCATGTTTAACGGAAAAACAGCTTGCCTACATCATCGGAATGGAGCAGGCAGAGGAATATAAAGAAAAGGAAGGAGCGAAAGAAAATGATAAATCTGTACTTTGATGCAGAGCTTACAGGATTGCATAAAGACACAACCCTAATAAGTATTGGAATTGTATCTGCAAGCGGTGAATCCTTTTACGCAGAACTTAATGACTTCGCAGATTATCAGATCACACCTTGGATTGAGGAAAACGTATTATCAAATACAGTGGTAAAGGGTGAGAATAAGGAGCTTGCAGAGTTGCTAGACAAGGAAAACACCGTATTTGTGGTTGGTAGCAAATATGAGGTACGAGAATCACTTCTTGAATGGCTTAAACATTTTGAGAGTGATATTCAGTTCGTGTCAGATGTATCTCATTACGATTTTGTTTTACTGGTTGATCTTTTGGCAAGTTCCGCATTGGAGCTTCCTAATTGCATATCGGCAAGTTGCCACGACATCAATCAGGATATTGCAAGAGTGCTAAGAATTTCTGAAAAGGAAGCGTTTGATTTATCACGCGAACAACTCTTAACAAAGCTGGGAAAGTCGCTTCCTAAAGGGGTAAAACACAATGCGTTGTATGATGCCAAGATCATTCAGGCGATTTATCGCCAGTTACAATAAGCCTATGAAGTTAACAGAGGAGCAGCGGTTAGAACTGATTGGGCATATCTACAGAAGAGTGGATGCAATAACACCAAGGACTGGAAGGACGGCAACAGAAATTAAAAGAACTAGGCAGAAAGCCATGAAAGGGTTGATCCAGAGCTTTTCAGACGAATTTGGTGTGAGAGCAGAACGCTTATGGAAACAAAATGAAACATTGAAATTTAGAGGATGCAGCTTGTATGACTTACACGAGTTTATAGATTGCTACAATCCACCAGAGAAGAAAAGAAAGGAGAGAGCAAATGGTTGTAGTGAACAGCGGAGAAAGTTACCTCGGCGCAGAAATCCGCGAATGGTGCAGCCGCTGCAAGGAGCAGGATGCGGCAATGGTAAATACAAAGTATTACAGCGGTTTCAGAGAACCGAATGATGGAGCGTTCTACTTTGTTGAGAAAGATGGAGAAAACATTTCAAAATATAGAGTTGTACGTGATTTAGTTAAGTCACCACGACTATAAGAAAGGAGACAGATGAGTAAAGAACTTGAAGCTGCAAGAGCATTAGTAAAAATGCTTGAAGAAAGAGAGCAGAGTAACAAGGTTAAACTGGAAAGCTTAAAAGCCGGAGAAGCATTTTGTATTGGAGAGAATGATTATATTGTCCTCAAACAGCACGAAGGAAAAACCAAGGTTATCTCAAAGGATTTTATAGCAGAAGACAGAGAATTTGCAGATGATACAGCGGATTACAAAACATCTGGACTTAGAAAATACATCGAAGCTGAAATCCAGCCAATTATTGAAAATGAAGTCGGAGCAGAGAATCTTGTGGAACACAGAGTTAGCCTTGAGACAATGGATGGCCATGATAATTATGGGGAGCTGACTTGCAAGGTCCGCCCGCTCACTTTTGACGAGGCCAGAAAGTATAACAACTTGATTGTTAATAATGATTTGGATGATTGGTGGTGGACTTGTACAGCATGGACTAGTCCAAACCGTGAATACAATCGTTCAATCGCCGTTGTTCTTCCGTCCGGCAGCATCAGCTGCGACGGTTGCAACAACAGCAACGGTGTTCGCCCAGTTTGTATCTTAAAATCTAACATCTTTGTATCGAAAGGAGAGTAAATGGCTGAATTAACATTAGAAGAACTGCAAAAGCAGTTCAATGATCTAAAGAAAAGAGTAAACATTTTAGAAGGTAATTCAAAAAGAAAAATTGATGTTGAGCCTAAAGCAGGCAATCAGTTCGAACTTGCAGGGCTAAAATGGAAAATCCTTGATGTTCTTGATTCAGGCTGTATGTGCCTTGCAGAAAAATCAGAGTTGATGAGATTTGATCCAGACATAAATGACTGGAGAATCAGTGAACTACGTCAGCATCTGAATAGTGATCTCCTTGAAAAAATAGAAAATGAAATTGGAGAGGAGAATGTTATTGGGTTTGAGAGGGATTTACTGTCTGTTGATGGACAGAATCAATACAGAGCATGTAAAGACAAGGTTTCGCTGCTTACTCTTGACGAGTACAGAAAATACAGAAGCCTGATCCCAAACGAAGGGTATTGCTGGTGGTTACTTACTCCATGGAGTACGCCGTGCAACGAATATTATATGTGGACTGCCGTTGTTCTTTCGTCTGGCTACGTCGACATCTATGGTTGCTACGGCAGCTGCGGTGTCCGCCCGGTTTGTATCTTTTCCTCATCAATCTTCGCATTAAAAGGAGAAAGCTAATGAGTAATTATGTAAAAGCCCGATATGAGGGCAGCAAAAGAAGTTATTGTTTTGCGACAGAGGAAGATTTAAAGCCTGGAGACGAAGCAGTAACTCCAAACGGCACAAAAGTCACAGTGGTAGATGAGCCGGTAGACCTTTCATGGATAGAAGCCTATGGAAGAAGCAATATCAAGACGATCAAAAGAGCGCCAGAAAATAATAAAATTGAACAAGGAGAATAATTATGAGTGAGAGATTTGAGATATGTGCTGGAGAACGTATAGGAATGATTGCTATTAAAGACAATCAAGCCAAAGAAATAGGATTGGGACTTTTCAAAAGTAGAGATGACCTTAGTTTTTTGGAAGCACTCAGAGACGCTGCGCAGGAATTACTAGATGTATTAAAGGCTGACAAGAATAATGACACAGACAGTGCAGAGGACACAGAGCCGGAGCAGGAAGAGGAAAAACAGCTAGTTCCTTACAATGGCACAGTAGAAGTTGTAAAAGGTGATGACAAGCTTTTCCCAATAGGGTTGAAGTTTAAAGTGGTACAAGGCAAAGTATCATATTTTTCAGGCGATTTAGCAAAAGACGCTGTCGTACTCGTGATGTTTGGCGGTTTTACACTTAAATCATTTGAGAAATTGAGTGAGTTATTGAACAAGATACATATCAAGGTTAAGGAAGTCAAGGAGGACAAGGAATAATGGCAGATACAGCAATTGTAGAGAGTGGAAAGCAGGTTGTGCAGCAGTCAACAAAGAGAGTAACCGATTATAGTCTTGGAATTTTTGGAACAAGCGATAATTTCATTATGGCTATGCAGATGGCAAAGGCACTGGCTGAATCCACAATTGTTCCGACTACATACCAGAAGAATCCATCCAACTGTTTAATCGCCATCGAAATGGCGCAACGAATGGGTGTGAGCGCAATGATGGTTATGCAGAATTTATATCCTATTCAGGGTAGACCGTCTTGGAGCTCACAGTTCCTTATTGCAAGAATTAACAACAGCCACAAATTCGACATGGAGCTACAGTACGAGGAAACAAAAGACAAAGACGGAAAGCCTTTTTCTTGTACCGCTTGGACTACCAAAGACGGCAGACGAGTTGATGGTATGACAGTTGACATGCAAATGGCAAAGGATGAAGGATGGATTGCAAAGAACGGTAGTAAGTGGAAAACAATGCCACAGCTCATGCTTAGATATCGTGCTGCTTCATTTTTTTCAAGACTTAATTGTCCAGAAGTTGCAATGGGACTTTATACAAAAGAGGAAGCAGAGGACAATGATTTTGAAGAAAACACAAGTGAAAGTTTGCAGGAACAGATGGAGAAAGATATTTCAGAAAACGCAAATTCACAGGTATTTGAAGAACCAAATGAGCAGAATAAGGAAGCAAACAAAGATGCTTTGCCACCTTTTATGTCTGCCTGATCGGGAGATAGCCTATGGATGAAATCAAATGGAGAATAGAAGGAATTTTTAAAGCCAACGCTGCAAAGTGTCTGGATGAAATCGGAAGAGATGCAGAGATAACGCCAGAACAAGTACTTGAGAAAGCGAGAGACGAACAGTCAGAACTTCATAAGTGCTTTGAATGGAATGATAGCATAGCGGCAGAGAAATATCGCTTGCAGCAGGCAAGACAGCTTATCCAGTTCTTTGTAGTTATCCCAAAGCAGGACAACAAACCGCCTATTAGACACTTCCAGATCACAAGTCAGAAAAATGTGTATATGCCGACAACACATTTTGCAACACAACCTGACGAGTATCAGAAGTTGCTGCAGAGGGCTTACGCAGAGCTGAGAAGCTTTCAAAATCGGTATAAGTCGCTTTCTGAGTTAGAGAACGTATTTGAAGAAATCGACAAGATAGCCGTCTAAACAGTTTCAATGCTTAATTCGAGTGTTCTATGGATGGTGTAACGGTATGCACCATCTGAGAAAAGAATGGCTCATATGTCAAAAACATAACAGCGCAGGACAGAACATAACACGACACAATAGCACAAAATATTGCATCATTCATAGAGCATTCGAGTTAAGCAAATTTTATGGGCTAGTATGAGGCAGCAAGTAAGCCTCAATTATATAACAAAAAGTGATAGGACAGGACAGAACATAACAATACACAACACCACAAAACAGATTATTTGTTGCTTTATGCTAGCCCATAAGTCAGGGCAGAACAGAATATAACAAAACAAAACAGTACAAGACAGAATAATACAAGACAGAATAGTACATAACACGACGCAAAAGGTATCCATTCTGTATGTATCATAACAAAGTACAGGATAGTTTAAAACATCACAGAATACAACAATATACATAATTATGCATAGTTTATGCTATATACCGAGTGGATACCAGCAAAACAAACTGGTAGCATTTGCAGGCAGCATGAGTTGCCTATCGTAGGATAGAACAGTACAGCATAGAACAATACAATACAACACACAACATCACATTTCATGTTGTCTGCAAGTGTTACCAGAACACTTAGAACTTCTGCTTGAGACGCGGCATAAGTCGCAAAACAGCACGTGAAAATACAGAACTGCACATTACAAGACAGTACACTACACAACATCATAATACTTATGTCGCATCTCGAGCGAAAGCTTAGACCAAAACAAAAAAGGAGAATAAATCATGACAAAGAAGGAAGAAACACAGGTTATCGAATTGAAACCGTTAAGCATCAAGCAGGCAAGAATTACTATTGCAGGTGATGGGGACCTGGTGCTTAACAAAATGAATGATTGTAGCGCCAGGAAGCTTACTGACGAGAGAAAGAACAAGGCTAAGGACACAGCAGCTACAAATGTATGGGAAGAAATCATTACCTCTATGCATTGGTATGGTGGAAAGCCTACAGACTTCACAGAGGAAGGTTTGAGAGAAGCACTGACCAACAATGCACCGTGCATTACAGCATTTGGCTTGAAAAAGTCATTTGGACAGGCTGTTGTACAAAATAAGATTGACGCTTATGCAACCAAATTCAACGCTGCTGTAAATGTCATTGCAAAGGGCAATCTGGTTCCGATCAAGTTTGCAGAGCATTTCATTGATGAAAAGCTTATGTCACCAAAGAAGGGCGCTCCAGTGCTTGTACGACTGAATAGATTTAGCGGATGGAGCGCAACATTCACCATTCAGTATACAGAGAATGCGTATTCCCTGGAACAGATATTAAATATTATTCGTCTTGCAGGTTTTGGAAACGGAATCGGAAGCGGAAGAACAAGTGGTTACGGTCGTTACCACATTGAAAGCGTTGAGGGATAAATGACATAGAACTTGAGAGAGGAGTTTTTTAGATGATTCTAACATGCTTAGCCAGCGGAAGTTCTGGTAATTGCTATGTTTTAAAGGATAGCAAAGGCAAGATGCTTCTTCTTGATGCAGGAATCCCGATCATGAAGATCAAAAAGGGATGCGATTGGAAGGTATCTGATATTGTTGGATGCGTTGTAACCCATAAACACGGAGATCACTCGGAAGCAGTCAGTGATCTGGAAGAAATGGGAATCCCAGTCTACAAACCTTATGAAGATAACTCCTATATCGGTGGCTATGGTGAATTTAGAATTGTATCAGTTCCGATGAATGATGTGCATGGACACTTCAAACATACCGATGCAGATGGTACAGAGTGTCCGTGCTATGGATTCATCACCGAGCATCCAGAGATGGGGCGAATGCTCTACATTACTGATACAGAGTTTGTAAGGTGGCGATTTAAGGATGTTGACCATATCCTGGTGTCTTGCAATTACCAAAAGAAGTACATTTCAGAGGATGTTACCGGAAAAAGATTACATGTTATCAAGGGACATATGGAGTTAGAAACATGTGCTGGCTTCATAGAAGCTAACACAACAGACGCACTCCAGGACGTCATTATTTGCCATTTAAGCGCGAATAATGCAGTACCAGAGGAAATGGTCACAAGAATAAAAAAAACCGCAGGAATGGCAAATGTGGACGTTGCAGAAGCAGGTAAGACCTGGCAATTGTTTAATTGCGAAACATGTCCGTTCTTGTAAGAAAGGAAAGCAAATGAGCAATAAAGAAGTCTTGAAGATATTAAAGAAGAAACTTGATACTTGCACCAGAGCAACTGAGCAAGCCTTGAAGAAAAAGGACTACAAGGCAGTTGAAAAATCAATGAGAACCGCGTTTGTATTCATGAAGGCACATAGCGCTCTTAAAAAGCAGATTCCACAAAAACTGGTTATTCTAGCAGACAAGAACGCATGTAGCTGCTCTGTATGTGGAAACATCATAAATGATTGCCTTGCTTCCTATTGTTCAAAATGTGGACAGAAGATTGATTGGGAGGATTGTTAAATGTCTATTGCAAAAAGTGATGAAATCAAGACCCTTTTGTTTAGCAATAATCAATTGATGGCTACAGTAGCATATCCACATACCTATTGCCGTGCAGTACCCCTACAAACGGCATGTGAAATAGTCGACAATATTCTCGAAAACAGAGACATGCATAAAACAATTGCAGAAGAACCAGTCATCTGTGCATCAAGCGAAAATGTATACGAATGGTATTGCCCGGCATGTGGCACGCGGTATGAATCAGAAGCAGGAGTTTGCGTACACTGTCCATATTGCGGACAGAAGATTGATTGGAGCAATTATGATTTTGAATGAAGTTTTAAAGCTTATGAAATGCTTTCCTGGTAGCAGTATCAACAGCGATGGATACTTGCTCTTAAACAAGCAGCGTTCTGGTTTTTCCGTAGCTGACATTGAGAGTGAAGAAGATCTTAAATGTAAGTTGCTTGAATCTGTGTCAAGGGACGCTTGCAAAACAATGGTTTATCAGCAGCACGTAAGGAACGTAAGATTTTGGAATAGAACTCGAAAGGGTATGAACCAGTATTTGCAGACAAATTTCTCTGATGATGACATGCTTGATATATACCAGTACTTAGGCAACGGTATCAGGCACAAGCTCACCAAAGAATTTGTGCAGGGTGGATATGATCTAAAACTGATAAAGGAGGTGCAAGATGGGTGAGATTAAGATCGGAACTCCTGTCTATCACGTAGAGGAATACCGATTAAACAACTATGAGTTAAAACAAAAGGGATTCGAAGGGTTCGACAACTACGGACTTGAAGTTGTTGAATCAATTGTTATAGCCGTGACAGACACACATTTTGATGCGATAACCGAAAAACGCGACATCGGAAACAACGTGAACAATATACATCATTGGGAGAGATTAGCGCTTGGAAGGTCAGTATTTCTGAGTAAAGAAGAAGCTGCGGAAGAAGCTGATAACCGTGCGCATAATATCCAGTTAGGATATCACTGTTCAAAGTTTAGTCAGCGCCCAATGTATAAGAATTGGCTACACTGGCAAGATACAGCTAAGGCAAAGCCGTTTAAAAAGCAAACAGGTCATAAATCAAACTTTGTTGTGAAAAAAACTACGCTTCCGGAGGAGCTTTACATTGCCTGGAGGGACGGAAAGTTAACCGGACCAGAAGGTGCAAAGAAGATAGGTGTTTGCGTTACGACTTTTGAAAGATATGCAAGAGAAGAACTTGCAAAGAGAGGTGATAGGCATACCGTCAAAACTGGCAATAAAGTGCCACCAAAGCCTTTGCCACCAATGTTTGATGATTGCTTTGAACAATGGAAGCTCGGATTACTCTCAGACGAAAAGGCAGCTAGACAATGTGGGATGTCGCATACAACATTTCGCAAGTATGCAAATATCCGTTTGAAAGAGATTGGAGAGCAGAGGAAGGGAATCCAGAGAGGAGTGATTCTTCCGCCAAACTTTACAGACGTATATCTGGAATGGGAGCAAGGAGACATTGGATGCAGCGAAGCCGCAAAGAAATGTGGTCTTGAGTACTATACATTCAGGTACTACGCAGAGAAAAGATACAATGAAAGGATGGACGCAGGAGTATTCCAATATTAAAAGAAAGAAGGGTTTCAAAGTGAAGAAAAATCGGCAAGTCTTACTAGCTGAAAAGTTAATTGCACCTACGCTTGCTTTTGATCCTAGCATGGCAGAAAAAGAAAGAAAAGATTTTCTCAAAGCTATGCGAACAATGTTTAAATTGAAGATTAAGCAGGAAATAAGAGCAGAGGAAGAGCTTATGTACACTCTTACAAGGCAGAGGAAACTAGGCAGAAGAAAGAAAAGAATCAAGCTTTAAAGGAGGTTCAGTATGAACAAAGTAATTTTAATGGGTAGACTTACCCGTGACCCAGAAGTGCGTTACTCACAGGGTGCACAGCCCCTTGCAATCGCCAGATATACATTGGCAGTAGATCGCAGAGGTAGCAAGCAGGGCGAACAGTCAGCAGATTTTATCAACTGTATAGCGTTCGGAAAGAGTGGCGAGTTTGCCGAGAAGTATTTGCATCAGGGAACCAAGATCGTTGTCACAGGTCGTATCCAGACCGGAAGTTACACAAACAGAGACGGTCAAAAGGTCTATACCACTGATGTGGTTGTCGAGGAGCAGGAGTTCGCAGAGAGCAAAAAGAATACGCAGCCAGCTCCAGAACCAGCACCTGCAGGTGGATATGAAGGTTTTATGAATATTCCGGATAATGTGGAAGATGAAGGACTTCCGTTTAACTAAAAAAGAAGGGAGAGGTTTGAGATGATTATTGTAAGACAAGATAGAAACGCCTTTTACAACTGGGACAATACAGTTGGCATTTACATCAGCGGACGCTCAAGAACGGAAATATTATTAAAACATGTTAAAGATTCAAAAGAGCCGATTGATTATCTGATTGGAAGTTATAAGAACGTAGAAAATGCCAAGGCTGCATTCAAGGAACTTATAGAGAACATTTTAGAAAAGGCTCCATATGCCGTTGTGCCAACCGATGAAGAAATTGAGAAAAGCATTCACCAGGAGGACAGAAATAGCAATTGAAAAAATATTTAAAAGAAATCAAAGAAGAAGCTGCACTTTGTCAAAAGTACATAGATGAGTGCAATATATTCGCACCCAAAAGTGAGTATGAAAAGCTTGCCTTGAAGATTGCTTCTAGCTGCGAACAGACGTTATCGGCACTTGCTGATGAAATCGAGAAAAATGATTGGATTTCAGTCGAAGAAGCAATGCCAGAAGAACGCGACAGTATATTTGCAAAGTTCAAAGGAACCGACAAGTGGTGCAATTCGTTTTGGGAAAAAAATTCAAATACCGTTTTAGTAGTATTAGCCAATAATCACGATGAAGATAATTTTGTAGTTGGAACAGGTAAAACCATTAACGGTGAGTGGACGACAGTACCAATGCTACTTAAAGACAGAATGCATGTTGCTTACTGGATGCCGTTTCCAAAATTTGAACCGAAGGATGTTAAGGATGAATAAGAATGATTTATTAAAAAAATTTGGCAGATTAACGGAGGTATAAAAATGTCAATGGTATCAAGCTACACATTAAAGGATAAGAAATGCGTCTCAGTAAATATTTATAGTAATGACGCAGCTGTAATTCTTCGTGACTTCCTTATCAGGGTGGCTAGCAGCAGGTTGGAAAAAGGAAAATTCAACGAAGCAGAAGTGGCACTCCACGATGCAAACGAGCTTACAGCAGCCACGAAAGAAGCCTTTGAGAAAAAATCCAATGGATAAAGAAGGATGGTGCAGACCTAAAGTATGGCGCCAATATATATTTGGCGATCAATGTTGGATAAGCTGCTTATCACAACAAAAGTGGCAGTTTAAACGCAAGGAAGGAGGCGAAGTTACCATTTTTAGTGAAAAACGGCACATTTTGTTCCTGGTCACAGTAGAAGATTTTGAGCAATACTGGAAGGAGGTGTAAACGATGAATAAACGGCAGAGAAAGAAACGGTTCAAGAAGATTCACGGCATGAATCCAAGGGATTATTTCATGAAAAGCGAAAATGTTCCGAAAACAGTTATAGCTTTCGTTAATTCAAGTAAAATGATCAGACTGTTATGCAAAAAAGATGGCAAAACTTGGGAAATTTGTAGAGAGTGGTGGGGACAGTCAAATGAATAAAAGACAGAGAAAGAAGCAGTTTAAGAAACTTTATGGTATGAATCCAAAGCAATATCAACAAGCTATGCAACTGGTATCGCTTGAAGAACCATCGAAAAAAATTATGGATTCAGAAACAACTACATTTACAGATTTGGGGAGTTGCCTTGAAAGAATTAAAGATGGACTGCAAAAATCAGTTTCTGCTTTAGGAAAGTTGAGTTGCGAAGCGTTCTGCTTTTGCTTAGAAGAACTTGGAAGGGAGTTGAAAAAACGAAGGCAAAAATGAAGTTTGAACGAACTAAAAGCATGGCCCACTATTATTGCCCGATTTGTATGCTGAACTCCACAAATAAAGCAGAAATAGAAAAACATTTCCGTGAAGAACATCAAGTAAAAGTAAAAAAATACATACATTGCAATATTTGTGGAGAAGGTTGGGATGTACAGGCATTTGGAGAAGAGGGCGCCAAAAAGCGAGCAGAGCAATGCTGCCAAAGCCATATTGATAATGGGAAAGCAGATCAGGAAGCCAGCATAAGCTATTTTTATTCACATGGTCGGTTTGGCTATATAAAAGTGTGCAAAGGAGGAGAGAGTGTGGAAAATAATCATATCAAGAAAATAGAGGTTGTTGATGAATGAATATAAGAACATTGCAAAGGCAAAAGCCATAGAGCAGGAGAACAAGAAGCGACTGCTGAAAATCAATCCCCAGCTGAACGATGAAAGCGGAATCTACATTTTGACCAGAAAGGATGAGAACGGTTTCCAGTTTGCGTATGTCGGGCAAGCCATGCACATACTTAGCAGGTTGGCAAGTCATATGGTTGGCTACAAACAGCACATAGACCTGAGCCTTAGAAAGCACAAACTGTATTCAGTGGACAATCCTTACGGGTGGAAGGTTGAATACATGAATGTTCCTATTGATCAGCTTGACGAGCAGGAAAAGTATTACATCAGATTCTATGCAAAAAATGGCTATCAGCTTCGGAATGTTAGTCTGGGTGGACAAGGTGAAAACCGTTCAAGTGGAACTATAGGAGACAGAAAGCAACCTAGAAGCTACTTTGAGGGCATACAGCAAGGCAAGAAATCGCTAGCTAAGGAATTATCATCTATTGCTGAGAAACACCTTACAATCGCTGTTAAGCCCGAAAAGCAGGGTAACAAGGTTTCAGAGCGCCAGAGAGATAAGTTTATGGAGCTTATCAGTGTTGAGAACTACGAGGAAGGAGATATGATCAATGAATAATTTTGATATTTTTGTATCGAGAATGCAGAAACATTTTGAAGATGAAATGGAAGGCTGCAAGCAACTATACATCGTAAATGTGGACAAGGATGAAATGTGGAATTTATATTTGGACAGTTTTGGACCTGGTACAAACATTTTGTTCAGAAAGCGCCGAGAGTATGATTGCAGTTGCTGCAGACATTTTGTCAAGAGCATTGGAGCTGCTGTAACTATTAAGGATAGGACCCAAAAGGACTAGAGCATCATTTGAAGCATTGTGGATTATCTCACTGATACTTTTGTGGGCTTTGATTCTTTTATAACATTATGAGGTAAAAATGAAATTTATTGATTTTTTTGCAGGAATCGGAGGATTCCGTAGAGGAATGGAGTTGGCAGGACATGAATGTGTCGGATTCTGTGAGTTCGACAAGTTTGCGACTGCAAGTTACACATCCATGCATTTACTCACACAAGAGCAGAGAGAGTTCCTGGATAAAATGCCACTGAAACAACGGCAAAAAGAAATATTGAAGGAGGAATACAGAAATGGAGAATGGTATGCAAATGACATTAGAAGAGTGTATGCCGGAGACATTCCAAAAGCGGACTGCTGGTGCTTCGGATTCCCTTGCTTCGTTCGAGGAACTTATATTCTTACAGAAAAAGGATATATACCAATTGAAAACGTATCTGTCGGAGATAGAGTGCTTACTCACAAGGGAAGATGGAAAACAGTTACCTCAGTTATGCAGAGAGACAACGCAAGAATCTGGAATGTCAACGGATTTGGCATCTTGCCAACTGGCACAACAGCAGAGCACCCGTATTATGTCACTCGCGCATCCGAACCAATTGAGTTCAAACCAGTCAAGGGACTCAATGATAGCTATTACTCCACAATGGTGTTGCCTGATGAAGAACCAAACAAATACAGTAAAGAGATCTGGTGGATTATCGGACGCTATATTGCTGATGGGTGGAGAGTTCGCAGACAAGATAGACCGCGAGGGGGAAGGATTGTGTTTGCGGTCAGTGATAAAAAACGAGAAGAATTTGAACACCGACTGTCAGAAGCAAACCTACATGGAACTTACACTGAAGAAAGGACTTGCGGGAAGTATCATGTGTGCAATAACCAACTATACGAATACCTTGGTATATTCGGGGAATATGCATATGGAAAACGAATACCAAGAGAAGCGCTGTGCTTACCACGAGAAAAGGCCGAATACTTTTATAACGGATACATGTCAGGAGATGGCAGAAACGACAAAGAAGAAGCAACATCCACCAGCGCAGCAGTCATTCTTGGTATGTGCATTATTGCACAGCGATTGGGAAAACCTGTGCCAGCTGTCTATTATACTAAAAGAGATTCAAAGTGCACTATTGAAGGAAGGGAATGTAAACAAAGAGACACCTACACTTTTAGAATCTCTAACAAATCGGTTAAAGGATATTATCGTGGAAGATATGTTTGCAGAAAATTGTATCGGCCAACAGAATCTGATCAATACGAAACAGTATATAACCTTAGCGTTGAAGAAGATGAATCTTACATTGCAAACGGGGCAATCGTCCACAACTGTCAAGACATCTCCGTTGCAGGAAAACAAGTCGGATTTCAAGGAAACCGTTCAAGCCTGTTTTTCAGAGTTATGTACCTTATCGGACAACTCAAAGAAGAAGATAAACCCACTTACCTTTTCATTGAGAACGTTAAGAATTTGCTTAGCGTTAATGGAGGATGGGACTTCGCCAGACTGCTCATTGAAATGGAGCAGGGGGGGGGTATGATGCAGAATGGCAAGTGCTCAACTCTAAGGACTTCGGAGTTCCACAAAACAGAGAAAGGTGCTTCATTATCGGACATCTTAGAGGACGAAGTGCCGCAGAAATATTTCCTGTCAAGGGAACAGACAGAGAAAATAGTGTTTCAATAATTGATCAAGAAGGAATTACTGGAGCTTTGCCTTGCTTTGTAGATTTGAGTTATCAGGGAATAGAATTGACAGAAAAAGCAAGATGCTTGCAAGCTAGATACAATAAAGGTGTTTCAAACCACAAAGCCGAGACAAGTGGTGTTGCAATTCCAGTTCTCACTCCAGATCGTGCAGAAAAGCGCCAGAATGGAAGACGCTTTAAAGAGAATGGCGAACCAATGTTTACTTTAACTTCGCAAGACAGGCATGGAGTTGCCACAGGTATAAACCCTATTGGTGGAGTTTATACTGAAGTTTCGCCAGAGTTCTATCGTGGAGTATATGAAGGCTGCTTTAGATGTCTAAAAGCATCTACACACGATAGTGGTGTTGTCTTAAAACTTCAAAACATTCCAGTAAGTAGGGAATATGTCTTAACCAGACCAGGCATGTTTATGAAAATTTCCGATGAATTAACCATATATGCTGTCTGGTACAAAAAATATCAGTGTTACATAGCAATTAGAAAATTGACACCGAAAGAATGCTTTAGATTGCAAGGATGGACAGATGAATATTTCGAAAAGGCAGCATTTGTCAATTCTGACAGTCAGTTATATAAGCAAGCAGGAAATGGTGTCACGGTAAATGTAATAGAAGCAATTGCAAAGCAGCTCAAATTCGCATAAGGAGATAGCATGACAAATAGAGAGAAAAAGGAGTCTATTGATTATTTTAACCATGAATTGGAATGCATGAAGCATCGAGTTTGTAACTGCGATATGCAGACAAGTTTGAGGATTGGAAGAGAAAAAACTGCTTACGAAACAGCAGTAGAATGCTTAAAGAAGCAACTTCCGCAGCCACCAGTTAAAGCAACTCACAAGTCTATCATCCACGAAAATAGAGGTGATCAACCGCACGCATGGATAGAAAGCCACTGCGAGTTGTGGGAATGCCCGTGCTGCAGAAAGACAGTATGGAGCGGCATAAGTATTGCAAAGAAATCACCATATTGTTCAGACTGTGGGCAGAAGATTGACTGGGAGGAGGCCAAATAAGAAACATACGCCGATGATCTGTTTTAGTGTATAAGGAGGAATGAGAAAATGGCTGAACAAATTAAATTTGAGTTGGATTCTGACGAAGCACTTGGCATCTTACAAGAAAGCAGCGATGCAGAAAGCAAATTGGGAAAAGAATGTTGGAAAACTGGCTTGAAGGAAGATGCAATGAAGCATTTCAAGAATGAAGCTGCTTTTAGGATTGCAAGTAATGCAGTTAATGAGCTGGTATCAGCGAAGCCAATCAAGATTATAGAAAATAGAGTTTACAAATGCAAATCTTGCAGTTATCGCATTGCGTGCGTTCCAAACGCAACAAAATCTTGTGATCAATGCGGACAGAGTTTTTACTGGGAGGAGCAAATATGAACGTGGAATTAAAAGTAGTGCAGTATTAGAGCTTGTAAAGGAGGCCAAATAATATGTATTACATGGATGACGAAGAATATTTCGAGCCGAGCGAGTTTGACAAGAAAATTGAAGAGCTTAAAAACGAGCTTCGAGAATCTGTAAAAAAGGAAGTTAAGGACGAACTTGAAAAACTGCGTGAGGAAAACAAAAAATTGCAGGGCATCAAGGAGAATTTTGAATCCATAAAGAAGGATTATGGGAGAAAGAAAGCAGAATGTGAAAGTGCAATGCGAAACGCTGAAACCAAAGCCAGACAAGCTAGGCTGAAAGAGTTAATGGAACAGTTTAAGGTTGTTCTGTGGTCAGTAAAATGGAACTTCCAGTATAAGGAGAAATGCGATAGGTGCGATAACGACAGAGAAGTCAAGATAAAACTTCCATCTGGCAGAATGACATATGATGATTGCAAATGTGGAGTAAGAAAAAAGTGTATTATCCGGATATGGAAATTCTGTATGAACTGAGTGATAAATACCAAGGGATTAAAGCATGGTATAGAGCAACAAATGATAAAGAAGAAAGCGATCTTGCAATGTGTTCTTGCGCAACATATGTAATGGAAATAGTAGACCATAACAAGGACTTTAACGAAATAGATGCAGAGGATAAGACATTCTTCACAACTAAAGAAGAATGTCAGGAGTTCTGCGACTACATGAATGAAAAAGAAGAAAATTCTGGATACGATTACAACTTGGCAGGAAAACTAATTAAGGTTAGAGAGGTGTAAAAATATGGTTAAAACAATTGTTGATAATCCGTCAAACTTCATAGCATTGATGCACAATTGCGTATTTATAAAAGATGGCGATGTATGGTACAGGGATTTTGAACGTGAGATTCCGCTCATAGAGCTTGCACGGAAACTTAATAAAGCATACGGCGATTCTGAGGCATCAGCGATGAATGATGAAGCATTTAGTGACAAAATGTATGACGATTTGCAATTTAAGCTTGAGGAAGATATTGATAGTTTTATCGCCACTTTTTATATGGCACTTGTTGGAATGGCAGAAAACCGAGAACGCTTGAAAATATACGAAACAACAGGATTGCCAACAACGGCATATCCAGAAGTACTGCAGGAATGTATTGATACTTACGGAGCGGATAAACAAATCGACCAGACGATTGAAGAAATGAGCGAGCTGATAAAAGCACTGCTTAAACATCGCCGCAAGACAATTCAGCTGGAGGGTGGAAATGTAAATCCAACGCCTGACACAGACTTGGCAAAAGCCAGAGCAGATATTCTTGAAGAAACTGCTGACGTTATTATCATGTTGACTCAAATCATCATGATTTTTGGTGGCAGAGATTTTGTTGAAAGAATAATAGAATCAAAGGTTTGTCGCCAGAAAAAGCGCTTGAGAAAGGAGACAGATGGTCAGGATTATTGAAGCAGAAAACGTAACAACTTACCCTGAGTGATAGAAATTTGAGCTATGAGGAAGATGATGTGCTGACATAATCAACATAGACACCTACACAGCAAAAAGCATGATTGTAAATTACCGCGACCAGTTAAAGAAAACACTGGGACTTTAAAAAAATGCTGACCTAATGGCATGACAGGGAGGAGGATATAAAAAATTATGGCGAATATTTTAGAATGTGGTGGCTTTACAGTCGCTCATAGGCCGTTGGCAGACAGTACTCTAAAAGGTATGAGAAAAGAAGAACTAATTCGCCTTATCAGAGTCTTAGAAAGCAACTATGAGGCTGTCAATGAGCGCAATAAAAACCAGTTGAAGCATATTGAGACTCTAAAACGAGAGATTGTAAACGATAAAAAAGCAAGAACCATTTTAAATAATTCTAGTGTATGGAGGGGAAATGAGCAAAGAGACAGAAAACAGACTGAAAACCGAGCTTGATAAGCTTGATGAGCTTGCAGCAACAGGTGTACACCTGCTTGGAGAATACATGAACGACCCAGAGAGTGAAGTAAAGAAGAGTGCATATCATGAAACATGCATGATGATCAATAATCAGTTTACAGATTGTGCAGTCCTTCTCAGAGATTGCGGATATGCTCCAGATTTTGAAAAAGCTGTCAAGCTGCTTGGAAGCGTTGGCGCTCATAGACTTTCTAGCGCGATTTAGCGGTTAGATGCAGGAGGTGAGGAAATGTTTTACATAAAAGGTCAGGAAGCCAACAGCTTGGTTGATTTGCCAGAGGAGAGCCATGAATAAACGGCAGAAGAAAGAAAGGAAGGTGGTAAAAATGACAAGAAAAGAGTTGATAGCTCAAATCAAAAGCAAGGGCTATGAACCTAGAGTAAAAAACGTTGTGAGCTTGCTAACGTCTAATGGCGAGGGTGATGCAGTTTCGCTAATCATCTCTTTGTATGATGATTTAAATGAGCTAATGGACACAAAAAACAAGAACGCATCATCAAAAAATTACTTTGATAATGAATGTCTGAATGAAGCATTTAACGATTTTGTTTCCATGAGAGTGAAGATTAAAAAGCCCCTAACCGCAAATGCCTTAAAGAGAGCGATGATCAAGCTGGAGAATCTATCTGGCGGAAACACCGAGCTTATGATCAAGATTTTAAACCAATCCGTTGACAACTGTTGGGCAGGACTTTTCCCACTGCATGATACTAACGATAGTTTTAAGGGCAAACATCAAAATCCGCAGCGTTCACAACTTGATGCAATTCTGGGAAGTATTACGGATGACTAAAAACGAGGCTAAAAAGTTAATGGCAGTAATGACTGTATCATACCCAAACTACAAAATTGCAGATATAGAGCTTACTGCCACTACATGGGCAAATATGCTATCTGGCTATACTTACGAGCAGGTTAGTGCAGCACTCAAGGCATACATACTTTCGGAAAACACAGGCTTTCCACCATCAATCGGTCAAATCAACGAAAAGTTAGTCGCTTTGAGTCAAGCAGACACGCCTACGCCGTTGGAAGCGTGGTCTTTGGTTCGGATAGCTGTCAGAAACAGCACATATCATGCTGATGACGAGTTTGCCAAGCTTCCACCAATTATCCAGTCAACAGTTGGAAACGCAAGGAATCTGGAAGAATGGGCGAAGGGACAAGCAACTCAGTTTGAGACAGTTATTCACAGCAATTTTTTAAGATCATACTCCGCAGAGATTGCGAAGCAAAAAGAATGTCAGAAGTTGCAGGGAAAGGTTTCAATTGCATCCGAGCAACCAGAGTATTTGCCAGAACTAAATATATAAGCAAAGCGCAGTTTTATAGACTATTTTAAATTATAATAAGCTTTAATACATTAAAATAGTCTACTACCTAGAAGGAGGCTTTATGACACGAGCACAAAGGAGACGGGCTGAAAGAGAAGCAAAAAAAGGAAACAAAGTCGTAGAACAGCGAATCACAGGCGTGGAAGAAAGTGTAAGAATCGCTTTGTTAAAAGAAAATATTGCACGAGACGTTGATCGCAAGCTTTATGACAAATACTACCAAAAAGCAAATAAAGACGCTGTGGACAACATATACAGTATCATATTAACATCATTTGGACTTGCCTTGGCAGATACTTGTCCTAATTGGAAGGCTGAGGCAATTGCAAAACGAATCCAGAAGACAATGGACTATGTTGACAAATTTTCAAAGGAATACGACGGAGACATTGAACGTTTTATGAAAGAGCTTGAAGATAGAACCGGATTCTCATTCGAGATAGATTCTGTAAGCGGAAAGGATGAATAGTATGGATTTTTTAATTGGTTTAATAGCAGGACTATTATTTGGCGGAATTACTGGTGTGCTTGCAGTTGCTTTGTGTGCTGCATCAAGTACAAATGAAACCGATGACGAAAGAAAGAGGGAAAGCGATGAGAATTAAGCATTTAAAGCTAGATAATTTTTGCAGTTTTTACAATGGAAAAGCCGTAGACACAGATTTATATAACAAAACAGAGGTATCTGGATGTAATGAATCCGGAAAAAGCACAGTTAAGAGAGCTATTTTTTGGGTATTGAATTGCAGGGGTGAGAACGGTGAAGAAATTACTGGAATCAGGCCACACGATAAATCGGGTAACGAGATTAACGATGTTGAGGTTACAGTCGAGATGACCGTAGAACTTAACGGTTCCATCAAGACGTTTAAGAAGGTTTCTCGTCAGAACTACAACAAAAAGGGTGACTTCACAGGTAATGTTATTGACTATTATATCAATGATATTCCTAAAAAGAAGTGTGACTATGAAGATTTTATCGCAGAAGAATTAGTTCCTGTGAGCGCACTTTCAAACTTGATCAACGCTAAAACACTCTTGTCAAAAAGTGCCGCTGACTGC